TAATGAGAACCCAGCGCACTTATGAGCAATCGCCATAATGTCTTCTTGGAAAGCAAGGCAACCGAAGTTACCTTCTAGGATTGGTTTTAATTGAGGGAAAAGATAGGTAATAGACTGTTTTCCTTGGCGACGTTCGATATACGTAGCAGTATCGCCGGAGAGCATCGGTCCCGGTCTACACAAGGAATTGAGAACAGCTAAGTCTTCAACATTTCTAGGCATGGCCTGTTGCAATAATCGTACATATCCGCCTCCTGCTGCTTGGAAAATTCCCATTGTTCGACCAGATGTTAGCAATGAATAGATTTTAGGATCATCCATATTAATACCTGCCCAGGTAAAATTAGGATCATCATTTTGTTTTATTTGTCGCTCAACTGATTTAAGGATATCTAAGGTAATTAATCCCAGGATATCGAACTTAATTAATCCAAATGCTTCGACATCGAACATGTCAAGTTGCGCTAAAACTATTGTTTCTTTTGATCCTGTTGGTTTTGCAACCATTAATGGAATAATGTCAGATACAGGCTTTGAAGCAATAATAACACCAGAAGCATGGGTACTAGCATGAGTACCGAGAGAACGTAACCCGCGAGCATAATGCAAGAGATATACGCCAGTTTCACCAAGGTTTTCAATAATTGTCCTAAATTCATGTGATTGTGTCCAAACGTCATCTAATGACAAGCCGTGAGGTTCTGCTGCTGGTCCTGCTCCTTGAAGAGAAGATTCTCCTTCAGGAATAACCGCTGCCAACTTATTGGCAGTAGATAAATCTATTCCTAAGACCTGGCAAAGTTTCTTAACGAGTTTCGCAGGTCCAAAAGTCGAATATGTTCCAATTTGACAAACATTCTGTTCGCCATAACGATCTCTGAGATATTGAATAATTTTTTGTCGATGTTCCTTTTGAAAGTCCAAGTCAATATCAGGGGGTGCAAATCTTTCAAGGCGACCGGGATTAATGAACCGTTCGAATGGTAGCCTACGTGCAATTGGATCTACGCCAGTTATTCCAAGGACCCAGCAAACTATGCTTCCGACGGCTGAACCGCGCCCTACGCCAACCATGATGTCTTCGCGGTGGCAATACTGCATGAGGTCCCACAGGACTAGGATATACTCTACGAAACCAGCCTTTATGATAATCGCCATTTCGTATTCGAGGCGGTCCACATATTCTCCTGGTACGTCATTATTCAAGCGTTGATATAACCCCTGCCAGCATTTTTCCTGAAATGTTAATTTTGTGTCTGTCTCATAGATATCTCTGGGAACGTCCGGCACGAACCATTGTTTACGAAGAGGCAACTCGAACTCAACCTGATCGGCAATCTTCTGAGTATTCTCTAATTCATGTTGATGAAAAAGTTCTGCCATTTCCTCTGTAGTTTTAAGCCAACATTGATTGGTGGGGAATCTCCACCTATCAGGATCATGTTTATTAGATGCAGTATTACAACACAAAAGAGAGTCGTGACAATCATAATCGTTTTCTTCAAGGTAATGACAATCAGTCGAACAAATTATTTGAGACGATGGTACATACTTACGATACCATTCATTAAGTTTTTGTTGAGTATGTCCTTCTCCATGCCATTGTAATTCTGCGTAGAAGTCATTTCCAAATGTTTGAAATAACCAGTCAAGTTTTGCAAATGCTATTTCTTCAGAGTATTCACATTTGCCTTGACCATCGGCATCCATACCACGTTGTAAATGTTGCGCGATAAAACCACCGATGCAAGCTGTTGTGGCGATTAGTCCTTCTGAATGTCTTGCAAGTATCTCAAGATCAATACGAGGTTTACGATATAAACCTTCAGTATATGATAGAGTTGATAGCTTTTTTAGATTATCCCATCCTTTTGCCGTCCTAGTTAAAAGAATGATATGCGAGGCACTAGAAATTCCTTTTGGATAATGTTTGCGATGTCTGGAATCTGGAGCGATATATGCTTCGATACCGATGATGGGTTTAATCTTATTCTTATTGCACTCGTCCACGAACTTAACAACGCCAGCAAGAGAACCATGGTCTGTGACACTACAAGCGGTTTGACCGTCTTCTTTCACCTTTTTAACAAGCGAAGGAATCCTGATCATTGAGTCTAATAAAGAATATGCTGTATGGACGTGAAGGTTGCAGAATTTCATTTACTGCATCCATAACATGTGTTTTCACATTTCTTGATTTTCTTACCGCATACATAACATTTACGCATATTAATGAGTCCACACATATATTGCAATTACAATATACATAAATTCAACTGCGAATAAAACTTGCATTACATTCCCTTACTTATGAGATAATGAATTAAATTTGAAACATGTGAAAACAGTTTGATTGGAGCATAATGAACCGGGACATTATGATATAGTATCCAATAGCACTGAGATTCAAAGGACCATGCGATCTCGAATGGTCCTTGTCCACTCTCAACAATTAACTTCATTGTTGATGTCCAATTTCAATTATGAAATGCGTCAGATTGTCTTCCGTGCGATCTTGACGGAACACGTAAATTGTAGAGCCGAAATCATGGATAATGCGACCATGTATGCGACCATAAGACTGATCCTTAGCGCGATCAAGCACAACTGAAACTCCAACTGATCGAATTTCTAATTCACAGTGTTGTAGTAAGTCCGAAAGCTGTACACCAATATTTCCGTCATCAACTGGAATCGTTAGGACCAATTCATAACCATCTGGGTGAGTGATATTACCTGAATGCATTATTTAAATACCTCTGTGCAAAATTTTTGAAATATTTCTTCTTGATTTCCAATAAATATATCACCTTTTTTATCAGTCATTAATAAATTATCAGAATCTAAAAATTGTGGTTGATTAATTTGACTAATGCTAAAACCAAGTTCTATTTTTTGTTCATTGGTTAATGCATGAAATACTTTTCTTGACTGTTGAATTAATTTATCTGATTCTATTCGTAGTAATTGGTGATTTTTAAATTCGGGAGTCAATTGTACTAAGTTCCAAGATTCATTAGATAATTCACTAGCTAATCTAGTATTATTAATCAAATTTCTAATCTCTGCAATTTCGCCAATTTCCATTATGAATTCTCCTTATTAGTAGCCTTGACTTCGCGACGAATGTCCTTCGCTATAATTTTCTTGAGTAATAACATCGGTTCACAGAGTTCTGCAAGACGTTCATTCTCAGCCTTAAGCTCTCGGATATATTCAACCGTTTGCTGTGCTTTAAAATTGCCGCCTTGTTTTGCTTCTGTTTCAATAATCTGAAGTTCGAAAATACGATTCTGTAGTAATCCGTTATCCTCAGTCAGTGAGGCAACCTTTTTATGAAGCGAAGGAATAGTCTTTTCCATTTCATGAAGATACTTTGTCGGAACTACTGATGAACCAGACTCAGCCTTGTCATCAATAATCTCTTGCTGCATCTCTTCGAGATTCACGCTCTCAATCGTTTTGAAGTGATTCAGATTTACATCATTGATTGTCCAGGTTGATTCTGTCTTCGGTTCGTTAATACGATCTTGCAGTTGTATACGACCATTTACATATATACAATCACCGGGTTTCATGCCCTGAACTGTTGCTTGAACATTAGATAGTCCACAGATATCTTCGTAAATCTTAATATCATTTGGGTATGTCACATAATGCAATAGAAAAGCTTGACATTGTGTCAGTACGTCCTTCACAACACTAGCAGGACGTTGTGACATAATACAAAGGGATATCTCACGCTTACGTCCGCGTTTTGCAAGCTGTACGATCATTTTTAGAAGAGGGTCATCCTTGGCTACGCCAGCACCCTGCGGGCAGTATTCATGTGCCTCTTCAATAAAGATACGATGGTAATGTTTTGTTTCCTGTGTTGCTGCCTCGAAGACGCCTTGAAGATAAGCCTTCAAATAAGTCTTACGAATATCGTCGTCAATACCCGCAAGCAGAAGGACAACGTTCATCTTTTTTAGGTATGCTTTTCTTCCCATTTCGTAGAATTCATTACTGTTCGTTAGTTTAATGTCCAGCTTCACGGAATCGAAATTATTAAGAGATGCAAGAGATAATGTATCTATCTTGTTCGCAACGCTCTCCATAGTAATAGGAGGTCCAGCGAGCACTACTTCCCCTAGTGTTTTGAGGAAATGATACTCATTCTCAATATCGCAAACCGTAAATCCAAGTCCAAGGCGAATATGCTCTTCCATAAATCGGCGAGCAGAGGTAGATTTTCCACTTCCGGTCGAACCCAATAGAGCAATTGACTTGCCGTTAATCTCCTGAGGATCAAGCGCAATCGTAGGAGCAAGGATAATATGCTGAGTATTCCGCTGTACTGGCTTCAGCGCGGCACCTAAGGAAGGCGGAGTTGCCATAGGCTTAAGATTAGGGCGCGGAGGTAGCGGTGGTAATCCTGACATTAAAATTTTACTCCATTCGCAATCAACAGAAGTCTAATCATTACATAGAATACTGAAGGAACATAAAACCAAAATTCTAAGGGATTACAGAAACAACATAATTTGTTGTTCTCACTGCATGACCATGTTTTGATACGCATAAATATTCTCAATATTGCAATCAATATATTAATCATCATGATTAATTGGATGTCTATTGTACATCCCATGTTAGCAATCTCCAAAACATGTATCATGAAATTTAGCTAATTCTTCATCTGTAAGTCCAACATGCTTCAGTGGGTGATAAAGAGCCCAAGGATTCTCCAGCATTGGTTTTGCATGTTTTGTTACATCGGTAACAGTATGATTTTCCACAGGAATTTGATCTTCGATGTTGTTGTCATATCCGAACATTATTTATCTCCTTGGTAACGGTCGTCAAGTTCAGTACGATTATTCAATTGAAAATTTGACAGAAACATAAGTTCACAAGAAGCGTGTGCAGCATGTAGTCTATTTGTTTCAGGATCAACATCTTGTCCCATCATGATACAAAAAAGATGACGTAATGTGGCAGCTATTATTCGTGAATATGCTAATCCTTTGCGCCAATTGTGCGAACTATACTTATTTGCGCCATGCGTCATTACATGAGAAACCTCTATAAGCCATTGTGCATCCAATAAATCAACCATTGGTTTTCCTGAATCAGTTTTCGTACCACCGAATTGTTCTTTTATTGGAGTTCCAAAATATTCTGTGCCCAGTGTAGTTGTCTTTATCGGCATTCCAATTCCAAAACTTATCCCGCTGTCATCATAAGGATCACTACCTGTAGGACCATTCAGAAGTTGAATAATATTTTTTTCTTGTATTATGAAATACCTATCTGTTGCCTTATGATAAACTTTATATTCTAAGAATGGCTGTAATGAAACAATTAAACAGTCTATTGTTTCTGGAATTGAACTATCAACAAAAATATTATTTGCTGTGACATAACTATCAACTGTATAAAAATGTTCTTCAATTTGATATCCCATTATACTTTTCCTATCTTATTTGAAGTGCCAAGTTCTTTTACCCGAAGGTTCGAAGTTTGAGGATTATTATCGAAGGCTAATCTTATTTGTCCTTCACCGCCGCCGCGATTCTTATCTAAGATTCCGATCATATGATCTTGTCTCTTAGCCAGCAAAAAGATTGCATGTGAATCTTGAGCGAATTTAATTGATGAAGCAAAATGTTCCTTAGCCGGGAGGTCTTCTTTCTGAGAATCTCGATTTAATTGTCCTAAAATTATAATCGGAACATTTAGAGAGTCCGCAAGATTTTTAATGTCCTGAGATGCTTCTGCGTACTCCTCATGTTTACCATATTTACCGCGAGAATGATACGGAGAAAGATCAAGCAATTGTATGTAGTCGATCAAAATGTAATCAAGATTTCCCTGTGACTTCAAAATCCTTGCTTGCATTGCTATTTCGCGGACGGTATTCTGTTCTGACATCCAGGTTAGGCGAGATTTCTTAATTCGTTCTGCTGAATTTATTACCTGGTCGATTTGTTCCTGGGTTTCGTACCGGGATTTTTTGATAAATTCTTCCGGCATACCTGAATCTATTGCGAGCAGGCGAAAGTTATTTTCCTGGGGAGTCATCTCCATAGAAACAATCAACCCGGCAGCATGGGAAGCGTTCGTGAATTCGGCGACAGAAAGGGCGTGAACCCAATTCATCCCTACGATACTCTTGCCGACACCCAAGAACGCCCCTATGGCGTACATACGGCCCGGCTGGAGCCCAGAGAACATAGAATCTAGCCATGACCACTGAGGGCCAAGGGAGAGGCCCGCAAGCCCACCCTCGGTTCCGGCACGACGTTCCATTTCGGCTATCGTGTTCTGAATAGCCGTCGCCGAAGAACAAATTCGCCTCTCGTTTTTTACTTCGAGGGTTTTAGTAATATCTTCAACAATGCCCGAAAGAGTTTCTGTGATGGGAGAGAGCCCGTCTTTAACTTGCCGTTGTGATCGAAGTAGAATATCGCCAGCTTGTCGGCGGATGCCTTTTTCGTAGATTTCTTGGGCGAATTTGTCAACATGATTTCTTTGGACCCCCTGGAGTTTATTAATGGTGGAGATGATATCTTCTGAAACCTTCTTGTTAGATGCCTCAGTGATTAACAGAGCAATGCTGACTTCAGCGTACTCAGTGTAAATCTCTTTCATTATTTTGTAGATTAATTTGAAGCGATTTAATGAAAAGTCTCGTTCTGAGATTTTGGAAAGCGTAATCCAAGACTGTGGATTTAAAGCCAGTTCTGCTAAGACGATCATCTCAGCTTGAATATTAACAAGAGATTTATCACCAGTTTCCGTAATATAATCTTCGACCGAATCCTTAGACAGATTTGTCATCGAAGACAAAGAGGAAACACCAAGTTCCCGATTAATAGATTTTACTGAATATGCGAGCAGAAATGGTTTAATCTCATCAATGAGTTTTAGTTTAGATGAAGGAAGTGCAAGATTAATATTTGTAAATCTGGTTTTATACCAAATGATATAGTCGAGAGGAGAGATACTATCACTAGACAAGCGACTAATAAAATTGTCGCTTCCATGATTTCTGATTTCATCTTCAGGTTCGCTTTCTACAATTAGAAATGAGCAATTAATATTTGAAAACTCTGAACACTTTTTCGCGAATTCGAACATTCCTTCTTGCCCGCCGGTATCGCCATCTAGGCAGACTATAAGTTTACTGATTGAATGTTGCTGAAGTACGTCAATTTGATCCTTTGAGATTTTATTGCCACAAAGACCGACAGCAGGAATACCATTCTGTTGACAAGCCAGGACATCGTGGAAGCCCTCGACAACAACAAGAGGGATATCTATGTTTCTGAGGAGCTTTCTTGCCTTTGCAAAAGCATACAAACGTCCTGCACTTTCGAATAACTTTCCGTCACTGGATGATCCAATATACTTTGGGACATCAGTCGCTCGTGTGTCAGGTTGCCTTGCGAAGAATCCAAAAACTCGGTCAGATATAGTCCATTGTGGATAAAGTAATCGACCACCAAAAAGTCTTTGATGATTGGATAAGCAAGGTTCAATGAATTGGAGCACTTCCCCCGAACAATAATTTTGAATAAATTGCAACGAGGGACAAAAACCCACCTTAAGTGTTCGTAGAATGTCTTCGGTAATTCCACGCTCAAAAAAGAATTTGAGTTCTTTTGGAGAATTGAAAAGCTGTTCGCTGAAAATATCTGCGACCTGTTCAACGATGTTGTATCCATTCTCAATCTCCTGTTCCTCTGGTGTAAGTTCCCGTTGGAACTGTGTTAAGTCAATATTGTAGATTTCAGCGACAAGATTAATCGCCTCGAAGAACGGGATATTGTGGATCTTCTCTACAAACGCAAACAAATCTCCGCTAACTCCGCACGAGAAACAACCCCAGACTCCCATCGAACCATCTGTATAGCGCACAAAAGGCGAAATTGTAAAGGACGGATTGCCATCTGAATGGAACGGACATAGGGTAAGATGTCGACTTCCTTGCTTCTTTGTCTCACCTGTGTACTTCGATATCAAGTCTACCAAATCAACTGACTGTCTGAGATGATTTTTTACCTCGGACAAATCATTATATCTTCTCATTCAAAACTTTTTCGTTAGCTCTTAAGTATTTGATATATTTCAAATGCAAATCGGCAGCTTCTAATGCTATTGTTCCATAATATCTGGTATCATTGTCTTCAGGATCACGTAGAAACGTTGATGCTACGATTCTCAGACATGCAACTTCTAAAGATTCTTGATCGTTCATAAATTCTCCTAATAATGTCGATTACAGCCGCGCCCATGTGAGCACCACCAACAAGAGGTAATCATTCTATTTCCCTCATTCTTAATTCAAGTGAAATTCCCTCAGGTTTGACGTTACCTAGCTTCAAGACAGGGATTTCACCTATTCTTGCTTCGATGCGTTCTTGTTGCTGGTCGCCAAGTTCCTGAAGAATCTCTTGTTTATTTTTGATTCGTTGTAAGAACTGTTGCGAATCTCCACGTTTACTCTTCATGATTTTTTAGAAAATACCAAGCGTTACGCAATACACATTCAATCAATGGTTCAACTCCATACATTTGTGGACGGCGTGTTATAACACTTATATGTTGAAGAAGTTCTTCTTTGTCCATGTTATGAGGAACGAACATGATATTAGGATTACTCACTTTGAAAACCCTTCATTCTTGACCCAATAATCTGTTCCTGAGAAACACGTTTCGTTCAGGTAATATACACGAGTTTCTTCTTGTCCACTACAATTGTGATGACTAATAATTGAAGAATCTGGAAAATGCTTTTGGCAAAATATACAGATAAAATAAAACTGACCAGTTTCCTTGCCAGTTAATTCTGTGATAACCGGAAAGGATTTACATTGAAAAACCCTACCGTACCAGTAATCCTTGATATTAGCCATTATCGAATTTCCTTAAAATTGAATTTGGACTCATGCTTGTATATGCTGATACGCTTGCGAGTGTGATAGGCGAGCAGGTCTACAGAAGGTTTATAGTCGGCGACTTCAGCATGTGTTTTGCCAGGCGCATTTCGTAATGTTCTGCCTATGCGCTGATATACTTTGACGCTGGACTTGCCACCTCCTGCCATGTTTAGGGCATCTATGACGGGCAAGTCTAGGCCCTCGTCTGCAATACTGGTTCCGATAAGATGTCTTAACTTTCCTGATCGGACATCATTAAAAATCTTTTCTCTATATTCTGAAGAATCCTTACCAGAAAGAAAGACAGTTTTTATTCCGCGAGCATTATGCAGCTTTTCGAGAGCAACCCCATGTTTGATCTGGGTAACGAGCGTCAGAATTGTTCTTCCGGCGTCGTACCATTCACGATTGATCTCAAGAACCTGATGGTGAAAATTAGTATTTTCCGTATAATAACATTTATTTAGAGTATGCCAATTGTCTTTTGGAGAACATCGTTCCTTTGGTTCGGCCTGTTGATGAACAGTCACGTTCGCAGGCACTAAATATCCCTTGTCAACAAGATCACTGATACCTATATCGAATATCCTGGGACCTACAGCGGCTTCTATGAGCAGGTCGGCTCCGTCGTCGCGCCAGTCAGTTGCGGATAGTCCTAGACGCCATGTGGCGTTCTTGCACTTCTTCATTACCTGTGCGAAGGTGTCTGCAACAATGTGATGCACTTCGTCTACTATAACGACGTTCGCATCTTCGAGAAGTTTAATTACTTCTTCCTTCTTAATATTCAAGATTTCTTTTTTGTCTTCTGATTTATCCTCATGAATATCAAGGGCATAGGTAACAGTCTGCATTGTACAAATCGTAATAATATTTGGTTCAAATATGCCACCTCCGCAAATACCTACAGCATCGAAATGTAATAGGCCGCGAAGAACTTCAGCAAACTGCTTCAGCAGGTCGATACGATGTACTAGGATAACTGTGCGACGCTCAAGGCGGCTGACTAGGTGGGAAGAAACGAAAGTTTTGCCTGCGCCGGTAGCCATTCTAATAATTCCACACTTGTTTGTAATCGCTGATCGAATAGCTTCCTCTTGATACGGTCGAAGAGATAGTGCATCTTCTTTAATAGGATTAAAGAATTCGGGAGGCGATTCGATACGATTATCCCTTATCTGATATTCCAATCCATGTAGGTCTAGAAATTGTGTCACTCTTTGAAGCAGACCAGTTTGAAATACCCTGGTGGACGGCGTGATAAGGTACTTCCTTTCAGTCACATGTGGGTTAAAAGCCTTTTTGTGCATGAAATCTGGGTCCCTAAAACTGAGTTCCTGCATCAGGATAGTAAAGATTTTTTGATCAATAATGCCAGTTATCTTGGACATTGTAGGAGTAACGTCAATTATTAACATTAAGTATCTTCCATTATCGTTTGATATGCAGTCAACACTCTTGAACACGTCTCATATTTAGATTTACAACCACTTGCTGCTTTTTCAAGGTAATCACGAGCAGCAATCCTAATTTTATCCGTTCCAGCAGAGTAACGCACAGCTCCCCATAAACCAATAAGATAAGAATATGTTGAACCATAGAAGGCTAATAGGCGAATTAACTTCGCTACATTTTCTTTACTAGGTCCAGAATCAGGAATATCTTGTTGTTCATCATCAATCAGATATTGAATCTCATCCAATAGTGCAGGAAAGGCATTATCAACATAGGATAATACATTATTGGTGTTGACTAAACCCCTAGCCGAACGAGCATTCATAACTTGCGTTTCACCGCATCGAATAGAATATCTAATCCAGATGGATTACCCTGAACAACGGCATAAATACTTCGTTGAGATTTCAAAAGTTGTAACATTTCATTATCTAGTGCCTGGGCTTGTAATTCTGTTTGACTACGACCAGCAGGATTGTAAATCTTTGTTCGCTCTATAAAAATGTCATAATGATTTTGAGATTCATGTAAGTCTGTAATCAGTGAACGCAGATTATATTCGTTTGGTTTTATATATAATGTTTGTAATAACAACGGAGAGTCTGTGACAATTGCTTGAACCTTGCCGATCAATCTGTGTAGTCGATGACTTTGTTCTCCTAAAACATAAACCTGATTAGATAAGGCATGTTGTCTGCCTTCCCATGTTAAATCCTTAGCAAACTCAGTAACCAACTCTACATTAAAACCGTCTGTTTTCAATTTAAAAAATAAACCAGCGGCCATTGTAGACTTACCAGCACCAGGTCCAGCAAATAGATTTACAACTAATGTATTCATCGTTTACCATAATCTATAACAATTTTCTTCTCTTTATACATCTTGAAAACATTTAGAAGATCGTCATAATCTTCAGGAAACATAAAATTACCACGCGTAACAACTTCATATTCAAGATTATATTGCTGAAGTTTGTTAATTAATTCCTTAACCTTCATGATACTTTCTTCTTTGCAGGCTTCTTAGGAGCCTTTAGTTCAAATTCACCCTTGAGAATAGCTTCACCACATTTGGCAAGTATGAAAGCATCGCATTCATCCTGTGAAGGAAAATCAATTTGCCACTTCTTATAGACAGCCAATGCCAAATCAGCTTTACCCTTAGATTTTCCACCTTTAGGCGTTTTTATCTCAAGGAAGCGTTTCATCGTTGTTGAGGCAACTGTAATAAACGGAATATTTTTCTCAATACAAACTCTTTGAATTATGTATTGAACCATACCGCTCTCAGCAACTCCAAACTTAGCAGCAAATGCAAGACCTTCATGAACAACTAAGTCAATGTTATTCTCAATGTCTTCGTTTAATCTTTGTTCTAATGAATATAAACGATAGGCATTGTTGTCATGTTCAGCGGCACTAATTTTCCAAGTATTATATCCCGTTTCATAAATGAGACATAGTGCCATATTGGTTAAGCCGGGATCAATTCCAAGAATTTTCATAAAAAACCATTTGCTAATCTCTCTAGCTCTGTAATCGCATCTTGATTACTACGAATCTCTTCTTTGAATTTATCAATTCCGTTCGCCCTGATCTCTTCAACATCACCTTCGACGACGTACGGCAACACATATATATTTCCAGTCTTCGTCTCTTTGAAGTCGCTACCATTTAATACAAGAAATGAAAGGATATCTGTAATCTTATCGAAACCAATCTTGTAATCAAGGTGAAGTTCAATGGGTGCAGAAATCGCTTTAATCTTTGATTTCTTTGTTTCGACTTTCATGTCGTGAGACATTGGATTACCATCTTCATCCTTATTAAAATGCAATGCTGTTACCCAGGTCTTTGTTGTTGCAGAATACTTTAGGGCTTCCCCACCAGCCCCATAACGAGGGTCACCGAAAGACATGCCAGGCTTTAGCCGGAGTTGATTGATCCAAAACAGGGTTACTCCACGTCTTCCAGCACTCGCAACGAGGCGAGGGAGCCATAACGAACCAACTCTTGCAAGCGCCGCCATTCCGACGGCTTTTGTTGCGCTACCACCCCAAGAGTCATAAGTGATTGTGTCAACAATCTTTAAACGATTATTGAACACGAATTCATTTTTCACCTCTTCATAACCCATTAAATTCATGGCGATCAAACAGGCTTCTTCTGCTGTCTCTGGTCGAATTATAATAAGGCGATCAGGATCACAATTTACTCCAAGCATTTCAAAGAACTGAATATTTGCTGTGTGCTCCAAATCAATAAGGGCATGAATAGAAGAGGGATGCGATCTCTGATAGGTTCCGACAGAAGCAAGAGCAATACTAGTTTTGCCACTTCCGGGAGCACCTTCAAGAACATGGAGTCTGCCTTTCGCCCATCCGCCTAAGCCTAGAGCCTTATCTACAGAGTAAAATCCTGAGGAAAATGTTTCAATGTGTTTAATCGCTAAGGGGTCAGGAACAGAAAGCGGAGAGGTTAGTTTTGCTATCCTCTCTCGCATATTGTCCGCAGTATTGTCGGAGAGAGCAGTTACGCTCTCTCCTTTCTTTGGACGTGCCATTAATCACCAAGTTTCAATTGACAATCAGCTTGAGTACACTTGTCGTTGACTAAACGATGTCCCAATAGTGTTGTTTTTTCTCCACATAAGCATTCTTCAATTAGAGATGCTTCACATCCTTCGCAAATCTCACTCATGTGTATAACACCACGATAAGACCACGGCATTCAATAGAATCTACTGAATCTCGACATCCTTTAACTTGTGCTTCTACGAAGGATTCAGGATTATATTTACCAAGTTCTGTAATTAAATCTGAAACTGTCATGACTAAACTCCTATTGCCTGGGCAACTGCATCATTACCCTGTTCGGCGAAAGCAATGATCTGTGTGAGAGAATCGACATCATTAATCTGTCGCACCGTACGTACTGTTCCATCCGGGAAGAACAACTTCAAAAACTGCATTATGTTCGCCGGATTCTTGAATACCGGAAGAGACATAAGAAGTTTTGTAAGAGTCGCCCGATGTAAATCAACTGTACTAACATCTGCTGTAGTTATCGGATGATGTTCAACTACTGGAGCCGCCACAACAACCGCGCCTTGGCCCGGCAGTTTAGGAAGACCTGGGAGAATTGGTTTCACGACGACTGGTTCAACCGGCGGGCCAGCAAGAACCAATGTAGCTGCTGTAACGATCTCAGGCGTTAGATTATACCCAGCATACTGATCTTCTTCTGCATCTACAATGAATTGTAGATATTCAGAGTTCAGCATTTCAACTCCCCAGGGATCAAGAACCTTAGAAGCCGTTTCATAAGCTGAAACAGTCTTCACCGGAGCCGGAGGAGCCGGAAGTTGACCAATTGCAGGAACCTTAGTAATCTCTGGGTTTAATTCAGCGACCGGAATTGTCGTATTCTTACCGCTGCCAGCAGGACGACCGCGTTTCTTCGGCTCATTGCCTGACTGCATCGTTATCTGCTTCACAGGAACTGCCGTAGCGACCGGAGTCACATTACGAATACCTGGAAGTGTCGGAGGAGCCTGAAGCGCAACCGTAGGGGCCGCAATAGCCTGTACGCGCGGATTCGGGACATGTTGTCCAACATTATCGCTTGCCGATTTCAATGCCGCCTTAGCCTGAGAGTTATTATACCACTCTTCTTGTTGTTGTGGCGTAGTCAGCGGATTCGGATAGAACTTGCGGAAGTCGATAAGCATCGGCGATTCATTATCGCCGTACTCAGCTTGCGCCGGAAATTCCTCAAGATTAATTTCAGCTTCAAGAACATCAGAGATTGCCGTGCAATTGTACTTCGTGTTGTACTGGCCTTCTCCGGTCTTAATAATCATCCAATCAACTGCCCAAAGCTGATTCTTCTCATATCCAAGAAGTGAAAGCTGTTCGCCCATGTTCTTCCACAGGGACAATTTCATATTCAAGCCGAGAATAAAACTCTCAGCATATGTCTTTTCCTTGGCGTTAATACCCTGGTAAACAACGACGTTTATGAAATTCTCATACGTTGTATCCCAAGCAAGCAAGCTTTCATGAAAAATACAGGCATTACGAATGCCGATACAATCGCAAGGGCGCTTACCGATCACAGCGGCTACGTCGTCAGGCGGAAAGTGCTTCGCTTTGTCCCAAGTGCCGTTAGCGTAGATGCTGTCCGCGAGGATAGCAGGGGCAATCTGTGGGGCAAGGATGCGTATGCGAACGGGAACATCCTTCTCCAACTTGAGAAGCGGAAGGGGCTTAGATTCTGAAAGTTCTTCTACGGTCCATGCCATTAGAAATTCTCCTGTTTAGTGCTTACACTAAGTATATTGGTAAAAGACTAGGAATTCTCTTGTGCCGGTGTTTCGACTATTTGAATGCGATTTTTTGGGACTGAAATCCATTTGCTGATACCATCAACACCCTGCCCAACGGCAACCACACGGCGCAATAAGGTTTGTTCCACACCCATAATCAAAAGCTGAATCATTTGTGGTAGCTGGAAATATCCTTCAACATCTTTGAAATGATTACTCAGTAAATCAATATCTTGGTCGTTATTATAATCACCAACTGGATAAGAAAGATTATCATTAAAACAAAGAGCAATAGCATCGCATTTACTAACGCGTGTATCAACTAAGGTATTCTCAAAACTTAAATTCTTGATATAACCACCAATAATTATAATTCCAACTTTTTTGTTTTGAAGAATAAAAGTATGCGGACGAGGTAATTCCTGTTCATGGTCGCACAATAATTTTTGAAGATTAGCGTCTTTCGCTAATATTGATGTTGGTCCCTCAACTGAGGGATAGATTACTTTCGTATCAACGCGCATTACGTTCTTTCTCCTCTAAAAACTTAAGAACAATTTCAGCTCTAGCCCACTTTGATGATAAATCGCGATCAATAGGAGTTTCCACACCAGGTTGTTGGAAACTGTTCTGAATCGTAATAACCTTACGGTTCTGCCGATCTTTCTTTCCCATTATTGAATTGCGATCTTAATTGGAACACCTAATGCATGCAATTGTTGGATCAATAAAGAAAGTTCCTGTTCCCAGAAATATTTCTCTCCATCAGTTTCTGCAACACGCACAAGGCGACGTGTTTCAGTAATACGATCATTAAGTTCGTTAGATTGTGACTGAATCTCGGACGGAGTTGAAGCAACGAACTTCTCAACTGGAGTTTGATTTGTTGCTTCATTATTACCTGCATAACCTTGATGCCATGCTGCTGGATCAGGAAACATTATTTCTTCTCTTTCTCTTTGTTGACTAGTTTGGGGTACGATGCCCCTGGGACTAAATGAAATGTTGATGGAAGCGAATCCTCGATCTCTTGTGCTCTTGTCGGATTCGTCTTACGAAGAGTCTTGAGCATATCCTCAATTCGCGTTTGCGATAGGGACGCATGTTCTACAAAGAATTCAAATCCTAATAACTCTGCGAGTTTCTTATTATTGTAGTCCTTGTTTTGCATATGAGTAATCTTAATGTCTTTGCCGATTGAATCTAAGGTGATTCGTTCTTGATGCTCTTGTTGCATCCAATTGCGGATAACCGCACTGATCTGCTTACATCGTTCTTCGGCATACTTCTTGACAGTCGAATACTTTTCATGCTCTTCCCAAATCTTATTCCAGTCTACGTCGCCTGTCAAGTTCACTTGTGAGGAGTATAGCATCATCTTTTCAAATGTTTTACAAACTTCCTTACGATGGCACCAGGCACACCACTTATTTTGCTTTTCAACTCCATCAAGAAACTTATTTTTATCTTTGGAACTTTCGTACAATTCCCAAGTTTTAACCATTTGTCCAGAAATACTTTTAATATAATCAATCGTATCTTGATGATTAAAGTCTTTTTCGTCAATCGTTACACATGTTCCTTGTGCTATATATTCCCATAGGCCCAAGATGTTTGTGACTGTATAACCTTGAGTATCCAAAATAGGGACAAGCACAAGCCTGCAATATAGCATATATAGAGCACATTGTATATTCTCATTAACGAGTTCGTCCTTTGTGGAAGCCCATCCTGTCTTTTTGTCGATCAGGAGAAGAGTAATACGTTTAGGATCTTGTATCTCAGATATGATAGCTAATTCATCAATTGCTCCCATGCACGGTAATGCCCAGGAGTTATGTTTGAACAAATTCCCATCAGCGTCAATTAACTTCTGTTCGATATTAAGTATTTGTTTATTCTGAATCGGAATCTTAGGATGGAAAGTGTTCATTCGGAACATTTTCTCGCAAAGTTCCTTTGCTAGTTTGAACATTGCGAATGACTCTGCAAAACGTTCCTCTTGACAAACCTTCTCAAAACACTTGAGCATCTCTGGTAGAGAAGATGTGTCGTAGCCAGCCTCAGGCATATAGAACATCTCGGATGTAGCATGAACTAAAGAACCTACGTCGGCCTTCTCGTTCACTTTTTTCATCTTGAATTGGGGATCATACTGTGTGAGGTAACGGCTTGGACACTCAGAGAAGTTCTGCATTGCCGATGCACTTACATGTTTAATCATTTGCTATGCGTTTCTAGCCATAAGCAATAAAAGAATCCACCGAACATCCCCACAATAGTCATTAAGAAATTAATCATTAGTGCTGGGTCGAATCTGAGAAACGAGTTGAACGTGCCGTTTTGCGAGCGATCTTGCTCTTAGCGCGATTACGATCTCTATCGACTTTCGAGAACTTAGACTCTTTATCTGAATAGCCGCGAGGAAATGTTCCATGAAGAAACATGTAATCTACTACGCCAAGCGGAAATGCATTTGTGCTATCGCCGTTTTCGTCTAGGACTAGATTCATCATCCAATTAGCAGTATTCATCGAAATTTCACTAAGGTCGTAGCTTTTTGCAATAACTAAATCGTTCTCTATAACCACATCTGTGTTCACTTGACGTATTCTCCTTCAAATGTTTTGCGATATTGAATCCATGTCGGACTGAAATTTCCGTGTTTCTTATTCATTGCGAAGTAGACAGGTTGTGCAACGTGTTCGAATGCCGACCAATGGCCACTCTGTTCTAGTCTCGTCGCCAATTCCAAATCTTTTTCGATATCTTGTGACCCATGGTTAAGGTATGACACCCTGGCACATCTTGCAACTGATATTTTCCGTAAGTCATAATGTGATTCAGGCATTAAAGCATCATGATAATCTACTTGACTTACAAACGGCAAATGCCATTCATCATTTTCAATATTATCAGGTGTATGATTTTTAATCACATATCGAATCATTTCAGCAATATGCCTGATCGTTGGATCAGCAAGATCACTGCATCTCAGGTGAAAGAAATTATTCCAAGATGTCGAACTAATAACCGTCGTCATCCAAACGAATGGTTCAAGGAGTCGATTTGCAACTTGTTTATGACATCCTAAGTATGATAATTCTTTTACCTGTTCGACCGCTAAGTTCCTTGCCTTTATCCAATAATGCCTGGCATTAACCTGGAGATTCTCTGAAAGTTCTTCTCCTCCCTGCATACCCCTTTGATTCGTTTGCCATTTATAGGGCATTGCAGGATTTAATAACACCTGTTCAATGACCTTATTAATTGGAATAGCTCTTGAGGATGCTGCATTGCGTGAAAACTCACGGTGAGTCATTAGCTCTGAATGAACGAACCTTGGATAGGTTACAACAATCGTTGTCAATCTTGAACCATATTGATTCAATGAGTCCGCAATGATCTTAGCTTCATACCTACTTTGATCACTGATTTTTAATATAGGTGAATCTTCAATGAAGAATTGATTACCATTATTCTCTTCGTTTAAGATGTATTCAATCATTAAATTTAATCTTACTTTCTCTAAATGAGATTGAAGAAATTACTGAACAAGTATCGCAGCGGTACATGTATGAATTACCCTCTTCAAATTCAAGGGTATAAAAGGCATGCATTAATCCAGGGCATCCATTAGGTCCGGGATGAAGTCTGGAGTTAGGACAATGAGATTGATCCCAAGGACCAGGTAATACCCGACCATACTTTTCGTTGTCATCGTTATTTACGACGGCTTTTGGCCTTGCCGATGTTTTTCTTGCCGGAGTCGGTCCCGCTCCATTTTGACTAGGGGACGATGGACTGAGGGACAGTAGTTGCATGCCCTTAATGCCTGTGACCGCATTAGGAACTGCATTTGGCAACCCGGCCAACTGCAATTTGTTATTTTGTACGACTTTCGGTTGTCTTGCCGGTGCTTCAGGTGTTGCCCCGGTCGGCGAGGCAAGCCCGGCTGAGGATTTAGGGGAGGCGACGTATGCCTCCTGCGTTGGGTCGATAGCTATGACCTCTAGGGCGTCGTCCAGGTACTCGCCGGACTCTACATCGTAGAAGAAGATGCCGTCCCGGTTCGCCGCATGAAGGGCCTCGGAATCGCACATCAGGGCGTTAGGATGATCGTTATTTGTGCTCATACTATATATATTGGTAAGTCGGGTCGTTTTCTACTGTGTTTTGAGATTTGTAAAGATTTCTTGTAAAAGGGCGGAAACGCGCTTGACAGGAGGTGTGAAATAGGAGTAAGGTTGTCGATAATCATACCAGGGTGCCGCGCGCGACGAGTAAGACGCACGACACTTGCGAAGACAGGCGTAGTAAAGTACGTAAATCGCCCCCTTTGTGTGCAGAACAGCAGTCCCGAGGCCTCTCCAGCCCTAAGAAGCAGTACGTTGAGGATAGGGACAGCCAGGGTATGAAAAACTGAATCGTAAGAACCATTTAAGGAGATTCCCTATACCTTTAGAGGTGTCTGAAATGAGCGAAGCGAATGGATAGACGCTCACCAAGACAAGCGCACACGGCGCTAAACACCTAAAATGCGATCAGGGATTAATAGTGATTGCCGCTAAAGCTAAGGTCTCTCGAAGGAGCGAAGCGACGAGAGAGACGTAATTAGCGGTTGTATGAGCGAAGCGAATACAACAACTGGTTGCCAGCCAAAACACAAAAGGAGTTTAATCATGATAATAAGACAAAAGTATAGAAAAATAGAGATTAAAGGCACTAATCTAAGTCTTCCTAAAATGCAGTTCAAACAAGAATCTCCAACAGATAAACAAAAACAACTTTATAAGTCTCTAACGAAACAAAACTTACCTGAAGACTTTGATCGTTATAAAACTGCTAGAACAATAACTGAATTAATCGCAAGAAAGAAGGCCGCCAATTAAAGCGGCCTATTTTTATTTCTCTTCTTCTAGTAAACTATCTGATCCTATTAAAATCGTGAAAGGTCCAATTAGAACATAAATGCAATTCTCGTCCGCATCGTACGCTACGCCTATTGCAAATTGTAATCCTATATTAAATTGAATAAACATATTAATCCTTTTATCGTAAAAGATATTAGTGCGAAAATACTGTAGGAGATCAGGCAGGCTATCCCTGCTGTTAGAATCGACAGAAAAATGCCTCCTGCGACCCAGGAGCACGCCCAGGCTAGTTTTGCGAACCAGAACACGATTAGGTCGATTATCGCGAAGAACGCCGTGTTTATCAGGAGTGTGACAACAACTTCTGCGGTCGAATTATATTCATGGTGCGCCTGTAGCCAGCCTGGCCGTTGTAGATTTTCCATATGCGCCTGCCCTCTATGATGGGGGGTGTGGTAGTGCTCATGGTGGCGCATGTGTGCGTGTCTCAAGAGAGGTACATTAATTTTAATAGCAGGGATTCGGCGGTATCAATTTCCTCTTTGAAATCTCCTGGTAATGCTTTGAAAGCATTAATTCGGGCTTTTAGGGCGAACTGAAGGTCTATATTTTCCTGATCGGATAATACCATATCCATTATTTTAATTCCTTTCTTTTGTGCAAAAATTACAATATTCTTTACCAGTTTTTTTATCTATTACATAAATGCAGGTATTCGGCGAACAAACATATTTTCCGTTCATAACTGATTGAAAAAACTCACTCATAATCCCAATTCCTTTTTGGCCTGTGCAAGATCACGTAATGTTCGAACATAATTTTGCCATGCATCGTTAGCGGTAAAACCATTAACAATAGTTGTGTGCTTAGTTGCTTCCGTATAGACACGGAGAGCTTCATCGCGGATAGCTTCAAGCTTTGGAATCGTAATCTCAAGTGTCATTATCTTAATCCTTTCATATTGTCTGGAAGACATTTGTAACATACCAGTGAAATAATGTTTTCGACTTCTATTTCGTATATGGCGACGTTAATGCAACCACTGCATTTGTATTTTTTATCTATTGCGGTCAATTTCATATGGTTATTGTTGCTCCTGGGAATAATCTTTGATGTTCGGCTAAAACGATCTCGGGTTTCGCATACGTGCCGAAGCGTGTTTCAATGCCGTTAGCATACCAGGCATTCTTTTCGAGTGTGAGCTTAATTATGTTTTTCATTTGATACTTTCTTCTTGAGCAGTACGGTAGGTTATTAGAGCTTCGGCATCGCCGATATCGCAATATTCGTCACAAGGTGTAATTGCGGAATGTTTATGTATTTTATATAGAGCTTGAAGATATTCGGCTCTTGCTTGTTCGCGGGTCATGATTTTCTTACTCCATGCATATCTGCAAGTCTTTCGAGTGCTTTAGCAATTCGTTCTAAAACGTCAAAAAATGTTCCTTCATCTAGTATCATTATCCTATTGCTCCTGGATATCCGCCAACGGTTTCAGCTAAATCTTGTATGAAATATGAGAAACTAAATAACATTTCAGCAAGGTGGTAACGAATTAATTTGATCATTTTAAGAACTATTCTCCTATAAAATTGGTAGTGTAGAAAGAACTCCTCGGATATTATATATTCTCGATGTAATATAACTGGAGGAATACCCTAGTGTGTTTGCAACTGTTTGGATCATGTTATTAGAAAGTCGATTTTTATTTGTGAAACATGGAACTAATTGTTGGCTATCGGTTTCACCATACATAATCAATTGAAGAATCTTGCGATCAAGAGGTTTTAATCTTGCGATAATTTCTTCGATCATCAAGTCGCTTAATGTTTCATTTTCATAATTTCGATCTTCTGCAATTCCGTATGCTGTTGCTGTTAGTTCTGTGAATTCAATTCTGTGTTTACGATTAAGACGAAATTCTTGAACCAGAAAATCCCTTACATTATATATGCCGCATGTCCTACAGAATTGCTCTGGGTCATTGTTACCTCTACCGTCGTCAACTATATTTGCACGGTCGATACCACGGTTTGCACCTAGCATAAAATATTGCATGCATTCGTTGTCGATAATGTTGGAAGTAATTAAACCTCCTGCGATCTTCTTAGAAAACTGTGTGATGTAGTATTTATTCTGTTTTGCTAGTTTTATTAGGAATGCGTCTCGCAAATCATTATTGATTCGCATTTCTACGAATTTACTAATTACCATATCTCGATCAATTCACAGGATCTAATTAATAAACTTGGCAATTCTTTCACTTCAAGCATTGTTTTATTCAATGCGATAAAAGGATGTATGTTTGTGCGCTTAACTGAGACACGAACGTTATCTTGCCACATGCTTCCTAATATAAACATGCGTTCCACTTGAGGTTGATCTGCATATATCCCTTGTCTACAATTTTCGCAACAACATCCCTTTTTCTGTACATAACCCGGCTCATATTTGCAACTTTTAGTCATGTGAGACTTCTCCTGCTAAAAGATTGTACGCATTGTTTGGTAGCCTGTTCGCAAATGTTATTTGATATAGTCATTGATGGGATGCCGTCGCCTTCGCATATATGAATTTCGTTGCAATATATACATCCTAAGTAAACGTCTATTGAAGGTTTTCCCTTTTGCTGTTCTTTAATACTTAGGTCAAGTGATGTTGAAAGAGATTCCCAAAAGTTTTCATCTTCAATAGACGATAAAACGATTGTGCCGGTTTGCAAATGTTTTTGCCATAGGTCTATTAGAAAATGTATATGGGATGCCTCCGGCCCGTTCTTTTGAGACATTTGAGGAAGGGCAATGGAAATCCATTCGTTTTTCACAAATGTTTTCCCACCATTATCCCACTTATACTTATATTCACTCATGTTATATCAAATCACTAAGACGCATGTTCAATAAACATCCACTATTTCTCATTCGTATGTTTTCTCTTGCTTGCAAAATCATATCCGAAGGTTTCACTAAAAAATCGGATGAAAAAATTACTTCGTGGTATTTTTCAGGGTAATTGGCAGTTTTATGTGAGATGCTTTGATGGTTACTCGTCGTAACCGAGTATTTCGTTGCATTGAAAATATACCCAAGGGTTTCATCATGGGTTCGGATGCACTGTTTATATGAGTAAACATTCCCTAATTTATCTTCTTTGTACGCAGAACCTTTGCCTGGCAAACCTGTTTGTGAACACATCTTAGGCATTGAAATTACTCCAGTTTTTTTCAACATGATTAGTATTATAGAAGGAAACCCCGTTAACCTCATTGATCGTGCTCGATATACAACTTAATGATGTTCGATTTTCCTCGCGGATTATTTCAACGCTTACATTGAGTGTATACTTGCAACTAATTTCGCGGGGTGGATTAACGGCAATGATTTGATTGTATTTTACCGTCTTGAGCATAGACGTTCCGCATTGCACGATGAACCCTTCAAAACCTTCGGATGCATCCCGAATCGCCCCAACGAAAATTTTCCCATCGGCGATAAAATGCACCTGGGTTCCGATCACGCGCGGTATCTGCTCCTTCGGGATAGTAGGCAAACCTACCATACCCATAGGGTTGGAATTTTCCATAAGGTTGCTCCTATTGATAGGCGATATAATAAACTTGAATCGCCTCTTGGTTCTTCGATAGGTGCTTATTATACTTCAGGAACGTGACTAATAACTACCTTTTCTGTAAAGAACTTGTCACAATGCTGAAATTTTGTGTGAAAATGCCGAAAGCACCCGTTTCTTCCTTATATGCAATTGTTTTTGCTATTCAATAGGTCTAATTGTTAGGAGCAAGTAAAGCATGCGATTTTAGTAGTCAAAAGACTTGTGTTTTTAATCGCGGCATGGTATCGTAGTCGTATTCTCTCCTGCGTCTTGCAGGGAAAAGCTATAGGAGTTTATCAAATGAAATTTCATCCCAAAGGTTCGGTTTCCCTGAACGCTACCCTTATTCCGGTCGGCGCAATCCCTGGTCAAACCGAAGCAGTGTTCCAGGTTTCTGCCGACCCAGAGAATGGCGTGGTCGCCGGATATTACCTGGCAAGCGAATTCCTCGCCAATTATACGCCGGGCGCGGCAACAGGCAAGTCTTCTGCGGCATCGGTTGCCGAGCGTCTTGCGGTCGAGGATATTATTGCCTCCCTGTAAACAAAACCTTCTCCCTTAGAAGAAAGATTAAACCGCTCCGGCGGTTTTTTCTTTTGCCCTTTTCTTCTGTATTTATTCTTTACAATCTTAGGGCTTGTGTCCCTAAAGTTTAGGTGTACAATGTCGATATACTAGAAAAGGGAGAAAAACATGACTAACAAGAAATTCGCCAAAATCATTAAGAAAATTGAGAAATGGAAGAAAACCTATGTTCCACCTGAAGCACTTCAGTTTACCACGATAGGAGTATCGAAATGAGTAATTACACAACGGCATTCCTTGAATCGTGCTTCGTGCTCAATAACTTGTACAATTATGGTTCTATCACTGCATGTCTTAGTGCAGCAGACTTACTTGACTCTATGAATTCGGCAGGATTGTAATGCATGAATCAATTTTACGGCATGTCCAAGAAGTATTGCTTGCACAGAAAAACCATCGCCGGGTGAAACGCATCCTAGCGGAAATAGACAAACCGCGTAACCAGGCAATCGCGGAAGCGCGCTTAGATGCCCGCCATTTTATCGACAATCTACCGATCACTGATTATAGGGGAGCAAGACGATGATGACTAGATTTATCGCGGCATTCATCCTTGCGGGGCTCCTAGCGGCACCTGCTCAAGCATATCGGCATTCCTCCCATCATTCGGGTTATCACTCTCACCATTCTTACCACAGGCGCTAAAGTATATCGCGGCATCTGCCGATACACTAGAAAAAGGGAAAATAACATGAACGCACCGCAATGGATAAAAGACTTACCGCCAACGACATTAATGCAATGGCATGAAGAAAAATCTCAAATGACAATGACATCCTTGGAAGTGGTTGCCCAGTTTGAAAAAGGCATAGTTCCCACACAGGTGTCAACATGAAATTTAATCAAGTTTTCCATCCTGCTCGATTTAATAGGGCATTATTACAGGCAAGGCATCAAGAATTCCTTACAATCTATTCGGAAGATGAATTGCTCAAACACAATATGTATCTTTCCGATGATGAACAAAGTGGTTTTTGGATAAGCGAACAAGGTGAGATAGGCAACCTGTTTTCCCTTAATCATCATGGGGCCGATGCGATATATGCGGCACAAGACGTTGCGGGAGTATGGCTACAGTGCTTTCAAGGTTTTCTATCGGAATTCTACCATAAACATGGTTTCCGCATAACCTCACGTATACCCTGGGATGAAGCGTTCGCTCCACCAGAATGGGACTATACGAAGAATGGAACGCCGAACGTCGTTAACATGCACCTGTGTTATTAGAAGGAAAGGGCTACTCATAACAGCCCTTTCCTGGTGTTTTATGGACTATTCAGATTTTTCATGCCCAAGTATGCAATATGTAGCTACATGAGCACCTAGCAGGGCCGCCATGGCCTCCTTGAGGGTACAAAAGATAAGGGTGTAAAACTTATCTGTTTCCCCTTCCTTAATGTAGTAAGGAATCTGTACTTCGTATACCGCTTCTGTTCCGTAGTACTTTGTCTTTATTGTCGCGGTTTTCATGTTAGTCCCTTTCTTATGAAGTTTTCTTTCTTGTCGATATATTAGGATACAAAAGACACGATGTCGATAGGTCGAACAGGGAATATATTGTAAAGATGATCTTTACAATTAAAGGTGACCTAATCCTTATGTTTTATGCTAGGATGTCGATACATTAAACATAGGAGAACCATCATGCGGATCTTCAGTAGTGTACAATCAGCAGTTGCAGCAGGGTTCCATGTTTGGGACCGAACACAGGATGGAAGCTTTCTGGTAAGGATCTTAACACCTAAAGGATATGCACTCGCTTTAGCGAAAGGAAATTAACATGGAAAACATTAAAGGCAATATCCCTGCGCCTATCGTATGGCGAGCACTTACTGCCGAGGAAGCATCCGATATGTTGACCTTCGTTCTAGGTGAGATACCCAGGAATTAAAGCCCGCCTGAAGAGTCCAAGCAGGACGAAACCCCGTAAGGGGTCGCGGATATACCGCAACATATACTAGGAGAATTTATAATGCGTTACCTTTCAATCCTTGCGCTTCTCGCGCTTGCTGCTTGCGGTTCTTCAACGAACGCGCTTCCGACAACGACCTCCGTCTCACGCGCCCCTGCGTACTACCAGAATTGTACGGTTCCTGTGAAATGTGGTAATTTCCACTAAAACCTTGGGAAGGTCGTAAAAGGATGCTTTAATTGGCATCCTTTTTCTTTACAATTCTACGACATAAAACACTCAACAATCGCGGCATTTTATGCGATAATAAGTATAAGGGAGAAACAACATGAACGCTCTAATCGCCGGAATCGTCGCTCTAGCAATAGTTCTAGCAATCGCCGCTAGCCAAACTCTCTCACATGCGGTAGCAGCACTTCCGTTCTAAAGGAGAAATAACATGACGCAGAGCGAATACGACAAAGCATATATAAAACTATGTGAAAAACTCAAGAGTTTACAATCAGAATCTAGTTTAGACTTAGAAGCCTGGTTTGAACGACAAATTGATAAATTAGACAAAGAATTCATGACCTAAGTAGAGGAGAAACATCATGCTTGCATTTATCTTCTTCACTCTTCTTTACGGATTCTGTTTAATAGGCATCTTGGCAGGGATATGGGCAGCAATTTGGATATTAGCATTAATCGCATCCTTCTTTCAAGGAGAAACAACATGAACGTCTCGGCATCAATACAGAATGCAGAGTCCTGTTATTTGAACCGTATCGCAATGGCAGAGGTCGTTAAGATCATGCGTATAGCCGACAAGACTAACCAACAAATGTCCCTAGCAGAGGAGCATCCGGTAAACGTGTTTTCTTATAATCCTAGACCTAACCAGGCATCGTAAGGAGTAGCCATGAAGTACACCAGAACAACCCGCATAATGCGGTTTTCTTACCGAACGCACTATTGGTACGTCCTATTTGATATAAAGGATTAAAACCTTTACAAAACTACCCCCTTAGACCCTAAAGAACCGCGCCCTTTTATGCGATAATAAGTATAAGGGAGAAACAACATGCAGAACAAAGAATTCGACAAAACGACAAAACTCGGCGATTATCTAGCGACAAACCCCTTCTCCTGGATAGAGAAGAGCAAAGCTAAACGGGAAGCGCGTCGTATCAGATTGGCGTCTAAACCACAGGGACCGTATTGTCCCCTCAATACTATATAAGAACCGATCAAGAAAAACAGCCCTCCTAATTGGAGGGTTTTTCTTTATGTCCTAATCAAGGTTAGCAGGCAGGAATGACGAAACGCTCAATTTGACGCTTATCGCAGCGAATAGCTTGTAAATTGTAGAGACCTTTATTTTTTCGCCGCCAAGAACCTCAAAGCATAAGAACACCTAGATGAATACCTGATCGTACACATAGCAGAACCCCTCCAGCAGGGCGTTCATATATAATAATGGCATTATCCCTCATTATATAGCCTGTCACGCTCCTGAAGGCATTTTAGGTATATAGGCGAGCAGGGATAGCATGAGGATATATCATAGGAGGTCGTATGGGCTGTCACATTCTTGGAAGGGAGCATACGTCACAATCCTGGAGTATCTCTTGAATAGAACCTCGCAGGGCATTGTCACAATCCTGGAGGGGTGCGTGGGCGTACGTCCCTCGCGCTATTCACTCGGCATCCCACCGATTTCCTTGAGATTCAGGATTGTGACATCGCAGCAGCATGCCTAGCAGCGCGCCGTCATCCTCCCGCCATATCAAACATCGTAAACAGGGGTCGATGCGCTACAGGCAACGCTAGGCCATTGCATTAATGAGCGTCCTAAAACACGTCCAACATCACCCCTTGTAGAGCATGACCCTTTGTGCTCAACGGGTGGGATGCGCCTGCCCCATGACGCTCAATTTCGCGCGCGATGGAGTCTCTGCCCCATGTTTTGCCGGGGTGTCTCTCTGTGGGAAATCGGGCTACCCCCAAACCACACCCAAACTCGACACCCCTATTAACCTCAGGATTGTGACAACACTTAACAACACTTAACAACCCTTGACAGCCGTGGTATACTGATAACACAGAGAGAGCCTCTATGGGAGGCAACGCTACTACGCAGGATATATACTGCCTGTAGCCGACGGTACGACCCCGACTCTCTTTCTTTATGTTCAAAATAATCGTAGTCGCATTACGACAATCGTGATAAAATGAAATATAATTCTCAACATTGTGACATAAATCCATATGTTAAGAAATAAAAGAAATTGAACATATGGGTTGACTACCGTGTTATACTGCTCGCAAGACGCTGTAGCTCAGCTGGTTAGAGCGCCGCCCTGTCACGGCGGAGGTCGAGGGTTCGAGCCCCTTCAGCGTCGCCACTTGCTTCTGTGTCGCTATTTAATAATTGACCTGATCGGCTGGCATCGTTGGAAGTAGAATTTTGGTTCTTTTGTCAATATATATAATGAGAGGCTTTTCTCTCGAACCCGCTGACATTATGCAGCAGAGGATAATAAAATGCAACTTAGTAAAATTCAATTTCCAGATCATTTTTCTGACGACCAAATAACAGCGCATCTTAATTCGATATTTATTCCACATCTTCGTGAACTTTCTATTATTTGTAAAGTAATTTCAGAATCTATTGATTCTGACTGGTCTGATAAACAGTATCAAGTTCAAGAACTGAGCGGACAGATTTCTTCTTTACGTGGCGTTATTAAGGGCTTAGAGCTTCTTCAAAAGGAAATTGGAATAAGTCCGGTTTACTAAAAACATTGGCGACCGGATTATTCTGGTCGCCTCTTTATGGTCTGCTCGTCTATCGGTTAGGACGCTGGCCTTTCACGCCGGTAAGTAGGGTTCGACTCCCTAGCAGACTACCAAAATCAATGTCATGGTAGCTCATCTGAAAGACATACATGATAAATTCAGAATATCAATCAAATTTATATTTTAAGAAACGATCTGATATTATTTCTCAATTAGGAGGAGCCTGTGTAAAATGTTGGTCAACTTCTAATTTAGAAATAGATCATCGAATTCCTGAAAATAAAAGTTTTAATATTAGTAAGAAATTAAAACAACATGGATATGATATTGATGTTGAAATTTCCAAATGTCAGTTATTGTGTTTCAGATGTCATAGTGTGAAAAGTATTACTGAACGAGGAGATGTTGTAACCAAGGGACGTGATATTCATGGGACATTATCTGCATATAGATATTGTAAATGTCCTTTATGTAAGGGTGCAAAGTCCGAATACATGAGAGAATATCATAGATTAAATCCTCGTTATTAAATTCCAACTCGTGGCACCATGCGGTATGCGTTGAGGCGCGAAAAGTTAAGGCGAATGTCGTCATGACGACAATACCTTCAAAAGCTGGTGCAACTCCGATTTCCCGTTCTTTTTTTTGCAAGGAGATTATAATGAAAAGCGTCTGGTGTGGAATATGCCGACAAGAATATAATTTCCCAAATGATATAGATCCGACGAAATGGGTTGATAGACATATTGAAACACATCGACGTGATTTAACGAGTGCTGAAGAAGATTACGAAATAATGAATCAGCAAGCAGAAAAACATTCTCAAAATCTCAAGTTTAGTAAAATGTACAACAGGAGTTGACTTATGCCTAAGGCTAAAAAAGTAATAACAAAAATTATTCCAGTCGTTGATCCTTGCGTTGGTCAGGACTATGCACGTCAGCAGGTGACTAATCAACTTGTTCGTAACGCGGTCGCCGACTTTATGGAACTATGGAATCCGTGGAAATTCTTAAAATGATTAATGTAGGGGATCATGTGACTCACAAACACTTTGGTGAAGGTATTGTGATTGAGATCGAACCAATTGTGGTTGAGTTTCATCCCAAACCATTTGTAAAGATTTTCAATGTTTTCAACTCTGTGCAGTTGGATGTGGTAAAATCTGTGCATGAATAATAATTATATTGCTTACTATCGGGTCAGCACGAAGGATCAAGGTCGGTCAGGTCTTGGTCTTGAAGCACAAGAAGCAACTGTAAAAGAATACTGTTTGAAGAATGATTTGAATTTGATTGCTTCTTATACAGAGGTTGAGACTAGCACAAAAGATACATTGGAAAATCGTCCAGTGTTACAAAAAGCTCTTGGGCATTCTAAGAGAATTAGTGCTGTATTAATTATAGCCAAACTTGATCGACTTTCTCGCTCTGTGTATGTTACTTCATTATTACATAAGTCTGGTGTGGAATTTTTGTGCTGTGATATGCCATTAGCCAATAGGTTCACTATTAATATTCTTGCAGCAGTTGCTGAACAAGAAGCGCAAATGATTAGTGAACGTACTAAGGCAGCATTAAAGGCTTTAAAAGCCCGTGGTATTAAGTTAGGTACTCATCGTCCAGAGTGTGCTAATAATTTATCTGAAGAAGGAAGACAACTTGGTAATAAACGAGGTTCTTCTAGGAATCGACAGATTAAAAAAGAGGCTTACGCTGATATACTTCCAGAGATTGTGGCAATGCGTCATAGTGGCATGCAGATTAAAGATATTACTTTAACCCTCAATGATAAGGGTTATACAACTCGTACAGGTTGTGGTTTTCATACAACAACTGTTCGGCGCTTACTTGCATTAGGAGTTTGATCATGAGTGAACATCACGATGACTGGTCATTAGAAGAAGATACTATGTGTACCTGTTCACATGACGTTGTTTGTAATTTATGTAATAGTTTGACAAATGATTATTTTGATGATGTGGATATGGGGACATAATGGGTCGTAAGAGCTGGCATGATTACTTTCTGGATATAGCTGTTGCTGTATCACAGCGGGCTAGTTGCTCACGCGCGAGCGTTGGAGCAGTCTTCATTAGAGACAATCGCATTCTGACAACTGGCTACAATGGTGCGCCAGGCGGCGTTAATCATTGTGAGCATCATAACAATAGTGACCTGTTGAATGGTCACTGTTATATTGCTATTCATGCTGAGATGAACGCTATTTTGCAGGCGGCTACGGTTGGTATCAGTCTTCAGGATTCCATGTTATACTGTACGCATGAGCCGTGTTTGAATTGCACTAAGGCGATTATTCAGGTAGGATGTAAGGACATCATGTATCTTCATAAAAAGGAAGATGTATTGGCGCGAGTTCTGCGATTGAAAGTCTACGGGTATTGTTAAATGATTCTTGGTCCACCAACTCCACAAAGCGTTCAATATACTTACACAGAAGGCATTGACTGCTGGTGGGGTCTTCCTGTTGTTATTGGTTTAGTATTGATTGGCCGAATGTTATGTTTGATCCATTAAGTGGTTATTATTCGGTGTGTACCTTCTGTAAAGAGGGTAAGTTCAATCTGATTGATAATGACATGAACACTGACTTCGAAGAACAGCATGTGACTCACGGTGCATTGGAAATTGTGCCTGGTGCTAAGTTTCTCTCTGAAAATCTCAAACAGAATTATATTGACGTAGATAGACCTAAATTGGAACCAATTAACACCTCGATTGGACCCTCAGATAAGAAAGACATTATTGAATCTTTCAAGTCTGCTCGCAACATTAGAAATCATTATCTTCAACAGAAAGTTAAAAAGGAATTCGTTGGATTTAATTTTTATCCAGTCATCGTTCCTTTGAATCCTTTTTACCTCAGTTATGAAGCACGGTCATTAACTCCAGAGGAATTGCTAATTCCTAAGCTTTGTGTTATAGTTTTATAGGATATTACTTATGGCAAAAACGCAATACAAGCAAGCGAAGGAACTTTCGCTCCAGGCGCGTCTCAAGCAGGTTCTTCGGCTTCATATGGGCGGAATGAGCCATTTTGGCATTGCCCGCGAGATGGAATATAGTGTTGCACAGGCCAAAAAGGATGTTGCGACGATCTCTCATGCCACAAGAGAATGGGATGACGTCGGTGAGTATCTGAAGGATGTTGTTACGCGCACTGGCGAATTACTGAAAAATTTGAAATATCAGCAGGATTTACTGCAAAAACAGTTGGATTATTCGAATGAGTGGGTCGTTCAGCTTGATTCCTTCGCTCAGCCAATCAAAGAGAGACTGTCGAATGGAGAACTTGGTTCCATCCTTTACGGACCTCGTGACTCTCGACTTTCTATCGCCCTTAGCTCTAAAATCACTGATCTGATCGAACAACAGGGTAAATTACTTGGTGTTTACGCCAAAACCATGGATGTGACGGTCAAACTTGAAGAATCAGAGAAAACTACTGTGCTTGTTCTTCAAGCTATTCAAGAGGCCGCACCCGAACTACAATCCAAAATTGTGCGTAAATTGAAAGCTCTACGTGCCTCTGAAAACCGATTCTCTAACGTAGAAGTCGAAAGACTCGAAGGCGAGTACGAAGAGCCTGGGTATCTCGATGCCGAGTAATCCTAGGGGTGTAGACGGTCATCACGCGGGCGGCGGCGCACGTAAGAAGACGACTACGTACCTCGACATTGATAAGGTATCCGATAAGGCATCTAAATTGATGACCTCTATTGATGATTACCTGAACGCACTACCTGACGAAGACGAAGTTGTCGATGAAATATTTAAGGAAAAGTTTGTAGATTTAAGAACCTGGCTTTATGCTCCTGAATATATGGGTCTTGAAATTCAGTTATCGCCGATTCAGTTCGAAGTTATGCAAGCAATGGATAATTATGATCCAACGACTAATCCTTATACTGAAGCAGTCTGTGAATGGGGTAAAGGATCAGGAAAAGACTTTGTGTCTGCTCTTTGTGCTCTTCGTTGTGTCTATTGGTTGCTATGTTTAAGAAGTCCTTATCTTTATTACAAGTTAGCAAAAGGTACTGGAATTCAACTTTGTAATGTCGCTTATACTGCTGAACAGTCAATTTACGTTTATTTTAAGCAATTAACCGGATTGATTAAGGCTTCATCTTGGTTTGTGAAACAAAAACCTGATATTAAGAAGTCCAGAATTGATTTTGCAAATGAAATTACTCTTGTGTCTACTTCTACTGACGGCGATAGTGCTGAGGGTCAGAATCTTATATTTGCGGTTATGGACGAAGCATCGGCTTTTAAAGATTCAAAGACGATTAAGGCGCAGTCGCGCAAGGATGGGGTTAAAGTAGACCGAGCAGCAGATGGAATATATAAAGTATTAAGATCATCTATTAATTCTCGCTTTCCTAACTCTGGAAAATTAATGATCATCTCTTATCCTCGTTATAAGGATGATTACATTCAAACAAAGTTAGAAGAGAATAAAAATGCCACAAAAGGTTTCATTTCTGGTCCCTATGCAACTTGGGAAGTTAATCCATCTAAACAAAGATCTGATTTTAATGAGGATTATGAAAAGAATCCTGAATTAGCCGATGCAATGTATGGTTGTAATCCTCCCTTTTCTGAGGACGCTTGGGTTAAGTATCCAGATAGATTCCTAAAATGCATTCTTAATTCGGTGAAATTAAATACTTTAAAGTCACCGATTAATGAATATGGCATTTATGATCCCTTTTTCCAGGGAACACCTGGTAAGCTATATTGTATTCATGTAGACCTTGCGCTTAATTCAGATAAGTGTGCTTTATCGCTTGCTTCGCAGGGACATCCTATTATCAAAGAGAAGTGTCCTTGTGGAGCTAATGCTCCTTGGGATGAGAAATATGAAGTTTGCAGTAGTTGTGGTTTAACAAAGGACAAATGGCTGAAGATTTCAATGCCAACAATGGTTGTTTCTTTATTGAAACATTTTCGCCCCAGAAGTTCTGCATCGGGTAGACAAGAAGTACATTTCGCTGATATTCGTGAGGAAATTCTCTTTCTTCGTGATCGCGGACATAAAATATGGGCTCTATCATATGACGGATGGCAATCAAGAGATTCCATTCAGACGATGCAGCGTCTCTTAGGAAAACGAATTATCAAGGATAGATGGGGACAACCTATTCGTGAAGAGGAAATAGCTCAAACTTTATCAGTTGACCGAGATACTAAGGCTTATGACACATTAAAAGAGTTTATTTATGATGAGAGATTTTTTATAACACCTCCTGAAGATGTGAAGAAAAAAGAAGATTGGGAAACCTCAGAAGATCCAGTAGCAATTGCGTTTAGGGAATTTAGGGGATTGAGACTAATTAATGCAAAAAAGGTAGACCATGCGATTGGATCAAGTAAGGACTTCACAGATGCAATAGCAGGATGCGCTTATTGGATATCACAGATGCCAATATCAAGAGGCAGAGGTCCATCTTTAAATGGTTGGCGCGAGAATATTAGTACGGATAGGAGATAACATGCTTACGAAAATCAACGACAGGCCAAAAGCAAATCGTAGAACATACAGTTTTGAAGTATTGCATAATAGCAAGGATACCTTTGAATCTGATATGAACAATTTCCTTGAGCATGTTACGAAACGACGTTTTTTCGAAATTCAACAGGAAATATTAGGGCAAAAAGGCCCAACTAAGAATTCAACCATTGGTCAGAAGAAAAGCGTCGGAGGCAAATTAAAACTTCGTCTTCCGATTTCAACGATTGCTGGTTTTGGTAATCAATCTGAGCAGACTTTAATGTCGGCATTTGGTTGGTATTGGGAACCGTTATTGCATGATCTTGTGTTTTTTGAAGAAATGCGCGCAGCAGTTTCTCTTATTGATGGACAAGTTAATAAGCTGGTCGATACTGCTCTTTTGGGATTCCGCATTGTTAATGATGACCCAGAAGTTGTTAAAAATGTCAGCGAATTAATGCTTTATAACCAAAATGTGAATTTAAGAGAGTCAATTCGTCGTTGCATGGTAGATTTATTCTCTATCGGTAATAGTTATACAAAACCAGAGTGGACTAAAACTGCTGCTGGAATGACAACGTTAGAAGTGATTCGTCCAGTTCGTGCAAATGCTATACGTAAGTTGCGTAATGAGAAATTAGCAACCGAAGGATATGTCCAGTTGCTTCATCGTCCATCTGAATTTATTCTTGGTGGCACACCGCATACGCCTACGATTTATCTATATGATGAAATGCTTTGTGGTATGCAACGTAGCACTGGATGGTATGCCTATGGTGTTCCGTTATTGGCATCATTGCCGTTCGCAATTAAACTGAAACTTCAAATGGAACGCGATTTGGCCGAGATGTTGCATCAACATTTGCCTCGTATTGTTGTGAAATTCTCCCCAGATGACCAAATGAATCAAGAACAAGTCGATCAGGCTCTTGCTGATTTGACAACTAAAGTTTCTCAAATGCGTCCGTCTGATAATTTTGCAACAACTCCTGACGTTGATATTACATATGCTGGTCCCCAGGGACATGCATTAGACTTTTCTTCTACACAGAAACACATCGAGGAACAGTTATTTTATGTTCTACCGTTCGCTCCATCAATTATGGGACTTGACTCTAAGTCTAATCCTTTCGATTCTCAACAACATTGGACTGTTGCCGTCAATACTGCTTATGACCTTAGACACGCTATTGGTGTTATGTTCCGCCCGATGTTTCGTGTTCTTGAAGAAGATTGGGGTTGCAGTGAAATAAGTATTGGATACGATGATCTTGATCCCGAGATGACCCAGAAGCATGCTGAGACTGATGAATATGTGACTAATAATGCTGTGTTAAAGCGTGACAATGGATTTCTCGATCAGGACACCGCTGCAATACAAGCAACCGCCCATCATCCAGATGGTTCTGTCAAGAAGGCCGCGAAGCCAGGAGCAATTCCTCCTCCCGTTGCCAATGACGGAACGAATACGAACGGAATTCCGAATAAACCGAAGAATTCTGGTAATCCTAAACCTGCTAAAGGCAAGGAACCTGTGAAGCCAAACGGTCGCGTTAGAACAAAGGGTCCTAAGAAGGATGGTACGAAAGTTCCCGATAAGGATAACCGTACTAAAGGAAAGAGACATTCGTTTCAGGATGAGGCACTTGCTCAATGGGCGATCTCTGAACTTAATGATGAATAATCTCAGGATTGTGACAAAATAGTTACTTCTATTGATCACTATGTTTTAGAGGTGAGAAGGTATTGTTATGGCTGATTCTACGCATGAACTTAATGATGTATTAAAGCAGTTGTCTGAATCAGGCGATTATGCTTCTTCTACTGTTCTAACGGAAGAATCAAAAACTGGCGTCAAAATTCCTTCTAGTCATTTGGCTAAAATTCAAAAGTGGACCCGTGAAGATATTGATAAAGAACTTATTCATACTTTCCCGGTTATTATGATTGACACCGAACCGACCCGTAACTTGGTAGTATATACTGAAGCGTCGCAAAAGAAGTCCTTAAAAGGATGGATTGGACGTACGGTCCTGTTTAATTGGAACGGCTCTGGTAATGTCGGAATAATTGGTCAAGCTGATCATTCACTTCAAGCTGCCTCACAAACAGCTCGTATATATGATGCTCGTATGGTAAGAACCCCTAGTGGAGCAGTTGGTACGCTTGGTTGGTTTTATGCCGTTGAAGGCGTCGATGTTATTATTGATTCATTTATTAAGAAGTTAAACGCCGGTGTTCTCCGTGAAGTATCAATTCACGTTGCAGTTCCAGAAGGTGTTGTTTGTTCAATAGATGGTAAATCTTTTTCTGGTTATGAAGGTGGTGCTCATACCGAAGAAGAAGAAAAAACTATTTGTTTCGATCATCAGCCTGGCAATAAGTATGGACGCGAAGTTTGTTACATGTCTACTGGCGAAGGTAGACTTGATCCGCTTGAACTCAGTGCTGTTGCGGTTCCTGGATCTATTAATGCTCATGTCTTAAAAGACGATGAAGTTGAAAATTATAAAATTGTCTCTTTAAAAGAGGCTCTCGGTGGTTCTAATCACTTGAAGGAGATAATCATGGCTAAGAAGACGAAGACGGTCGCAGCCTTAGAAGAAATCGCGAACATTGCGAAGAATGCTGGATTCCTTCAAGAAGCGAAAGAAGATCCTGCGGATGGCGATTGCGGCAAATGCGGACATGCTTCACATGAAGGCGCATGCTCTAAAAATTGTGGATCTTGTTCTAAAGATGAAACTGCTGATCCTAAGACTGCCAAGCCTGGAACGAAAACCAAAGATGAAGAGTCTAAGGATGACGAAGAAGAATCCAAGAGCGAAGAAGAAGAGAATGGCAAAGATACGCCAGGTAATGATCGCAAAGATTTGAAAGTCAAAAAGGGCGAAGCTGTTTCTCCCAAAACCTCTAAACCTGGAACAAAAACCAAGGATGAAGAGAAGAACGAAGAAGAGGAAGAAGCTGCTGATCCTAAGTCCAAAAAGCCTTCTACTACGACTAAAGATGAAGAGAAGAACGAAGAAGAAGAGCGTATGGATGATCCTGATGACAAAAAAGAAGAAGATGAAGAAAAAGAATCTGATCCGCCAGAAGGCGATGATGACTCTAAGAAATCCAAGAAGGCTTCTAAGCAATCCTTCCTGTTCGATGACAATTGCCCAGCTTGCGGCGGGAATAAAGAAACCGTCCAGCCATTATCTGAGTCCGAAACGATCTCATTAATGCGCGATACATTCAAAGAACAAGTCGAAATCATCATTAAAGTTGCCAAGGAAAAGATCGCTACGGCAAAGCAAGCGGCAGTTCGTGCCGAGCAGTTCGACGAAATATTTGACCTGTTCGTTCAAGAAACGGCTACCATGGCTGTTAATAGTGGCCTGAAGAAATTTCAGGAACGTGACAATTATATTGTAACCCTAAAAGCATTATCTTTTAATGCTGTACGGGAAATTCGCGAGACACTTTCTTTGAAAGATTCCGCTCGTGAAGATAAAGTTGAAGTTATTCGTCAATCAATGATGGAAAGATCCAAACAGAATCTTGGAACAATCATTGAAGATGATAACGGCAAAAAGAAATCTTCTAATGGCGTAAGCGCCCGTCCAAAATTTGGCCTAAGGTAAGAGGAGCACTAACATGGCATCTACATTCGCACGAGTCTCAGGGGTCTTGATTGATCCTCTTACAGCGCAAACTAATTCGTTGTATGCTGATCCTTCTTTAAATGCTGGTAGCTCGAATGCCGCCGCAGTTGTTCCGGTGACGGGCTCAACAGCCCTTTACGGTCAGCTTTGGCGCGGTATGCCGATCTTCGTGAACCAAACGACTGGTAAATTGGTTCCCCCGAATGATGCAGGCGTGTCTGGTTCGACTTCATTGTATCTTGGCGTCTTAGTTGACGACTTCACGAGTTTCCACCTTGCGCGTGGAACGAAAGTTCCTTACATTGCTAAGGGTCGCGTTCGTTCTTATGCTGGCGGTACACTGACCATTGGTCAGGCTGTCAAGCCGGACACCTCTTCTAACTTCTCAGGCTTCGTTGCCTGGGTCGAAGGAACTGATGATCTTGCGCTGCGTGTTGGACAGTTCCTTCCTATAGATGACGGTTCTGCTGAGAACGGTTCGACTGCTGGAACCGGCGCGGTTCAGGGCGATACGATCTTCGTAAACCTGATCTAAAATTCAATTTGAGGCAATAGGAGATTATTCAGGAAATTTTTACTCCATCCAAGGAGAGTCTACAATGTCAACCCAAATTAAGAAAGTGTCATCTTTGACGGAAGCAATTGCATCAATTGTTACCGCTGTTGGTGAACGTACCCCCTTGAAGGCTTTTGACAAAGTTAAAAAGACTTCTGTCGCGGCGCAGTGCCGTGAAGCCGGAATTACAATTGGGGAATTGGCTGAATCCCTTGGTTATGGAGATGCCTCTTCATTCCTTAAACAGCAGCTTAATGTCGATACCAAAACTCTTCGCCTCGAAGAACTTTGGACATCTGATGAACTTCACGGTATGCAACCGGAACTGTTTCTTGATACGATTCTTATGGCTAACCTCAATGCGATGGTTACACATAACTTCGTTACGGAAATTCCGATCAACCGTGGTGAAATCGTTGTTCGTACGTTCGAAGACGGCGGACAGGTTTATGAAGTCGGACAAGGTGAAACGATTCGCGACGATCAGGGTGTCATCATCCGTCGTACGGTCTTCATAAAGAAAATTGGTCGTGGTCTTAATTGGTCTTATGAAGAAGAACGTCGTACGCAGTTCCCGCTGATTCAAATCAATTTGATGCGTATCGGCCTTCGTATGGCTCTTAAAAAGGACCTTGATGTTCTGAACGTGCTTCGCACGGGTATCCCGGCTCAACTGTCGAATGGTTCACAGCCTGCTCAAGCCGCGATTCCAACCCCAGTGTCAGTGTCTCAGTCGAATACCGCTGGTTCGGGTGTTCCCGCTGGTCAGCTAGTGTTCGCCGACATCGTGCAAATCGTTACCGATATTGCTAACCGCAATTATCATGGCGACTTCGCAGTGATGAGCCCCGTAACGTACGGTAAGTTCGCCCTTATTCCCCAGGTTTCCAATTACCTCAATGCTGGTCCGATGGCGAGCAAGGTTCTTGAAACCGGCGTGATCTCCCACTTCTTCGGTCTGGATCTCTTCATTACGAAGCAAATGCCTGATAATGAAATCCTTGCCGGTCAAAAAGGCTTCGCTGGAGCGATCTTTGTTGAACAGCCCTTGTTGCTGGAAGAAGAGAAGATCATATCGAAGCAGATCGAACGCTGCCAGGTTACTGAATGCTACGGACCAATGGTTCTGTACACGCAGGCGCTCACGAGACTTCCTTTCTAGTCTAAAATTAAAGTAAAATAAATAATCCCCCAATCAAACGGGGGATTATACTTATCTCTTTAGGAGAAAAATTGTGAAGAAATTAATCGCTCTTGTCTCATTTCTTATCGTTAGTTCCTCAATGGCACTTGCACAAAGCATTTCGCTTTCTCCTTCAGTTGCACAACAGGCTGTGCCACAATTCTCACGTTGCGGTTCAACAATCGCGATTTCGTCCTCGACAGCAGCTACATCACTTCTGACCGATGGTACGCTTTCATTACTTGGTTTGCATGTTTGCGGTTATACGATTCAGATTGTTTCTGGAACGTCGCCGACATTCAAACTGGTTTACGGAACGCATACTTCTGCTAATTGCGACACTGGTGCGGTTAATGTGACTGGTGCCTTCGCTGGTACTGGCGTGTACGCTTCTGGTGCTCTTGGCTTGCAGTTGAATATTCCGGCTGGTCAACAGCTTTGTATCATCGCTGGCGGTACCTCTCCTGTTCTTGCAGGCTACGTGACGTACGGTTCTTGGTAACATGAAGACAGCTAAATTCATAGGAATGCTAATGGTAGCATTCCTATTAGCCTTTCATCCGGCCATTTCATCAACCATTTATCCTCCGATATATGGTTATTGTTATCAGGTGTCGGTCCCATCCCCTGCCCCTACAACAGGTCAGGCAACTGTTCCTGTTTGTATTAATGGCGTTCTTCAGTCGTCTGCTGTGATTACAATTGGTCCTACTGCGATTCCGGTTGCATTGCCAACCTCGTATCAAACAGCGTTTCCGACGCCAATCCCGACCCCGACTCCAGTTCCAACGCCTGCTGCTGTAGAAACAGAAGTTCCTTCATCTGCTACTTCAGTTACATTATTAGCTGCTGGTATTGCGATCAGTGGAGTTACATTCTGCAATAATTCGACGCAAATTGCGTATATCTCGATGGTTACACCTGCTACAACAACTAGTTTAGTAACTGCTCTTGGAGCAGAAGTTAGCGGTGTTCCATTCTGTTTCTCGCAAACCTCCCACAGTCTCTATCACGGTGCGTGGTACGGCATCTGGGTCTCTGCAAATGGAACAATGACTGTTACTTACTGGTAAGGAATTCGTTATGAAAAACCTGATCGCTTCTATTATTCTGATATCCGGTGTACTATTTTGTATGCCGGTGCAATCATATGCTACAACTACATCTTTAATTTGTTCAACACCCTCTGGTCTTATAGCCGTTCAGGGCACGACCTGTTCTGCTGCGTTCACATCTAAGACGACATCGACGGTCCCCGGATTAACCGAAGGACTTTGTGCTAAGGTTGTTAGCGGTGAATTAACTTATGGTTCATGCGGTGGCGGCGGAACTACGTCTACTCTTGGTGTTACTGGTACCTATAGTGCTCCATTCACTGTTCTTGGCGGATATGCTGGAACTGGTAAAACTGGTTTTGGTTTCTATACCCTAGGGTCATCGGCAACTGATACTTGCGATGGGCGTATAGGAGAATATCTTGATCTTGTGGTTGACGTTGGTGGAGCCTACAATGGTCCTGATATGACTATTGACCATTTTGGACAATTTGGTTTTTGTAAAAGTTTAAATGTGGCCGGTTCTGTTATGACTACAGTTAGTGTGAGTTCACCGTCCTTAGTCACGACTGGCACATATCAAGATACTTCCGGTGGTCAAGAAGCCACTATGTCTTTGGGACAAACTGGAGCCCCCTCCGGTGGTTGCAGTTCTGGTTCTATTTACACCCGTTTAGATGGTACGCCTGGTGCAACACTCTACGTATGTCAATCTAGTCTCTGGGTAGCCGCAACTAGTCCGTAGTGACAATATTAATAATTTCATATACAATATACTAAAGGAGATTTTCTCATGGCTCTTAGTTCAGAAACACGTCGTAATCTCGATACGCTCGGAATCGCGTATGTTAGTCTCGAAGAAGGCGGATTTTATCAAGGAGTTCTGCCTGGTGGATTCTCAGATGTCAAAAGTTTAATATCGTTCCCTGGTCCTAAGGTTGAGTTTAAAGATGAATTCTCACGCGAAATCCTAGCTTTCAAAGAAATTCCTGAGCCCGTACAAATTCCACATGTCAAGATTTCAAAAGAGAAAAATGACAGAGGAATTTTGGAAGAGAGAGAGAATTCATTCCTCTCGATGGATCAAGATTCTTTGCATCAGGGTATTCTCGATGCTCTGCAAACCGGCGTGATCCGTTACGTGCCCGATGATGAAATGGCTGAAAAGTACCCCGAAACTTGGGCGAATCGTCAAGTTAAGAAAACGTGGCGTGGACCGAATGACAAACCCCAGAAGTCTGCTCACCAGTTGGTCGATGAAGCTGAACAGTCAGATGACTATGCGCGTCATGCACATAAGGTATCTGCTCATGTGAAGGCGACGCAGGCGGCTGTACTCGGTGGACATACTCCTCCGAAACCGCTCTCGAAGTAAAGAAATCGTAACAAATTGTCACTAGTATGTCAGTGTGGTATACTAGTGACAATATAGGAAAGGAGGAATCAGATGATCAGTCTTAGCACGACGCAGGTTAGAAATTTGTTACAATTGCCAGAACGGCCATACGAAGATACCAGATTTTTCGATGGTAGCAAATTTTACGATCTCGAACGATATGAAATCGTAAGAATTCTGTCAATGAGCGGCACTGCATCTGGTTCTTCCTATCTCTTTCGCAATGGTCTTGATTTCAATTTGAATTACGACTCAATTGATTTCACTGGTGCTGCTGTTCCTCCAGATATTAATACGGCGTTCACGACAGATTATACCTATTCACGTCTTGGTTCTTCCTTGGCGAGCAGTGCTGTTGCTAACGCGATTCTGATAACAACATTTGATCTTGGTGCAAAATATCCATATGCTTCCACAAGCATTGATGGTATTAACACTGATCAATTGGCTACTTTTGTTTGTGCATTCAAGGCCTGCGCTGAGATTACGCGCGGCATGTCTGTATCTGAAATCGAACTTGCACAGAAGGTTCGTCGCGGTTCAGTGCTGTTTGATGACAGCAAGAAAACCTCTGACTTCCTAGATGAAACCCTTAAATGGGAAATGCATTATAAAAAGTATCTTTCTATGGTTCGTCCTCTAGGCATGATCCGTGGATTTAATTTAATTCGTCCGGTCGTAGGCAATTTGGTATTAGGAGAAGCTGGTCGATTTGCATTTGACGGTTTGTTCGACGGCGTAAATTCTATCAGTGGTGAGCCCTTCGGTGGCGCGTTCTAATGTCGGTACTCAGGCGTAGTTTGGCGCAACGCGAGTTTAACAATATCCTGAAGCGATCTGCCCCCAGGAAATTGCAATTAATTCGCGCACTCCCATTAAATTGCACCGGCGGTAACTGCTTCCAAAATGGTCGCGGTTCTGTTTCTGCATTATGCCCGATATGCGACGGAACAGGTTATTTAACTGGTAGTCAATCCGGTGGGGCCGCGCAAAACCCTCCGTTCTCACAAGCACCCTACGCGACGACTTACCTTATATATGCTGACGTACAGCTTGGGCACGGCCTTTACGGCTCCGGCGGCGACTATATCAGGCTCATTGCCGATCTTGGTAAGCAAGATATTGGCGATGCTACGATTTTCTGTGAAATGTGGGGAATTGATCACGCGACGGGTAAGGTTATTTATCCTGTGATCGACCCTACGTTACCGCGACCGGATATGATTATCAGTGTTTATGGCAAGCCTTATAATGTGATCAGAGAGATTATAGCCGAGATCGGTAATGAGCAAATTTGCAGAATTTTTAGCGCCAATGAAGGTAGCTTCGGAGTGATGGGTACACGATAATGTTTAGTGTTGAAGCAATTAATATCCCTATTGATCTCGAAGCGAAGTTACTGACGGCTCTTTCTCCTGAGAACCTAACGATCAGGACTATTGCAATTGCCAAAGAAGCTGGTACAATATTACTGAATCATGCCGTACAGGCTTGTATCGACAGTGTGTACAGTGCTTCAAGTCTAACTACTGATCCAGAACACGAATATGAAAGAACACTAGCATTATTAGATTCACATTATGTCGATGATCAAGACCTGGAACAGTTTATAGGAATTGATCCCACCGCCGAAGCGGTTGATCCTCACTCGGGTAGAGAAATGGTGCTGGATTATGCGATTCCAATTCATGAGGGGTATACGCAACATTATTTTGGCCACAACACTGGCAATTTTGTTGTCGGCAAGCCGTGGTTTGATCAAACTGTCGCTGAAGCTGCACCGATCATTACTGCTTTTATCATTGAGGCTTATTCCACAATAGTTGAAGAGATATTAATTGAGGCTTTTAGGTGAGGAAATTAAATGATCTTAAATTACACGATTTAAAAGTCGATGAATTTGAGTATATTATTTCTTATTGTAAAATTCTCAATATTTCAATCTCCAGAAAACATCGTCAATGTCTTTATAATCACAGTCATAAAGATACTAGGAAAAGGTTGACTTTTCACAATAGTCCTAGAAGTAAGGCTTATTATCAAGAAAATAAGCAAAAACTAAGTAGCAATCATAAACAAAGATTATTGGATCAAAAATCTCAAGTAATTGAAGCATACGGTGGTAAATGTAATTGTTGTGGAGAAACTGGCCCTAAATTTTTATCTATTGATCATATTTTTAATGATGGCTCTAAGGTTAGATCAATAGAAGGTAAGGGATCAATGGTTTATTATTACCTAATAAAACATAATTTTCCTAAAGAACGTCATCAGTTGTTATGCATGAACTGTAATTTTGGTAAACATATGAACGGCGGCATTTGTCCGCATAAGGAATAGCTATGTACCCAATTGGCGAATCTTTTACGACATTAATGTCGGTGGCCTTTCTCAATAGTTTGCAAGATGCAAATATGATATTGCCTACGACCCTGGGTTCTTCTGCGCTCTTTCCCTCGGATAGAATCAAAATCGTATTAGGCAATGATGCTGCTGTTGTCGGTTCTAAAGATGTAATTGCTCTTCCTCTTAATCTCCCAACTTCCTTTATAGCTATTGGAAGACCATACGGCACAGAACATGGGTACTGTGGCGCGGATGTGAATACGGTTGTTCGTTGTTATATTCCCTTTTCCGTGTATGCAATGACAGCCGCAACTCAAGATGATATTGAACAGCGGTTATTGTTCTCTCGCCAACACCGTCAAAATGTCTATTCCTCTTATGGACTGGATATAATTGTCGCCTATACAAACGTCCGTGGTCGCCCTAGAACTCCGTCGCCGATCACTGGCCTCTTTGTCGTAGATTATGCCTATGAATTCTATTATGATCGTTCTTGATCTCAGGATTGTGACATAATAGTTATTGATATAACACTCTATGTTTTAAGGGTGTATAGCGGATATTATTCTATTTTCATTTTAATTTAGGAGCACTACCATGGCGCAAAAAACTTTAACAGGCCGTAATATCCGTTGGTATTTCAATGGTAAAGCGTTTGCCATGAGCCGCGTGACTTCATTGAAGCCGGATGTTACCCAGGGACTTGATAAGGTCCTCGAATGCGGTAATCCCCGGATTATCGAATATGCCAAGAAAGTTCCTGAGAATGCGATTTCTCTTGGTTTCACGATTATTAATAAAGCACAGATGGCTGTTGCTATGGGTCAGTCTTTGTCCGTATCTGCTGCCGTCGGTGAAGTTCCAGACTTGCCAGACAATATTGACATCGTTGAGCGTCGTATTCAACCCGGTACTGAAGGTACGTTGAGTGAAACCGTACAGGGTTACACGCTGTATCAAGCGGTCATGGTTGAGAAAAAAGCATGGGATCAAGAAGTTGATAAACTGTTAGCTGCTACGGTTTCTGCGAAATCTTCAGAACCCCGCGATTTCGAAGGTATTGCTGGAATCAATTTCCAGAATTTCACTGGCGACGGCTCTACGACTGCGTTTGTTCTTGCTTCACATAGCGCGAACAACCTGTTAAAAGATGGTACGCTTGTGATTCGTGCGGAAGCGCCTTTGGGCACTGTTCTTAAATACGGTAGTGTCAATGATTACACTGCAGCAAGCACGTCGTCAACGACAACCGTTACGTTCAATGTTGCACCTGCTTCGTCAAGCGTTGCAAACATTCTTGTGGTCTACGCATCGTAAGAACTAGAAAAATTCAAGTGGTTCAAAACCACATCAAATTGAGGAGATTATTCATGAGTTCAGACAAAGTTTCTAATTTAATACCATCGGTAACTACGGCGACCGATGGTATTGCTATTGCCAAAAGGCATACCATTCTTGCGATAAGCGATTTTGGAACTTCCGGCATCAGCGAGAGTGCCCGTTTACCTCTATACCATTTTCACGAGCAAGGCCATATCATTTGGCACCTTGCGCTCGGTTTCAATGGTATTGTTGCAACCGTAGATCGCTCTCTGTATCCTTGGGCTGACAGATTGTTGCCGATTTTCCCCCGCAGTGAAGAGACAAAATTCGGACAACTGCAGATACGCCAGGCGTTAGAGATCGCGAAGCCAAGTATCATTTTGAGTACCTTCGACATTTGGATGACCGAGTACCTTGTGCATCCTGAAAAATCAAATAGCCTTGACGACGCGACGAAGGAAATTCTGTCGCACCAAAAACGCAAATTTCATCATATTCTTTATTTTCCTATTGACGGTTTACAAGAAGGTAAATATCTTCCTGTCGGTATGGATGATAGCGTACTAGGCGCAGATTCGCCCATTACGTATTCTAAGTTCTCGCGCGATGCCATTAAATTCAATACGAATATTGATGTCCCATTCATACCAATCCCCCACAATCCTGCAATTTACCGACCGCTTGACAAAAAAGAATGCCGTCGTAAGATGCACCTCAATGAAGATGCATTTATCGTAGGAATGATTGGTACGAACCAGTATCGAAAATCCTGGGGACATTTCATGGACGGCGTAGTACCACTTGCACAAAAACACAAGGATGTGCTTATCCTTCCTTATACCAACTGGTCGCAGATGTTAATGGGTGGGGCGGATATTAAGTCACTTATTTACCGCAGTGGACTCGAAGATCGCGTAATTGATCCTTCTGGATTATGTGGAAAACTGGATGACGAAGGCATGGCGATTTTGTATAATTGTCTCGATGTTTGTGTATTAGCAACCGTTGGAGAGGGCTGTGGTCTTCCTCCCCTCCGCGCCCGCGCATGCGGTATTCCTGCTCTCGTTACCGCAAATACCAGCAATACCGAATTCTTTGGACATCCCTTCGAAGGTATTAAAGTAAAAGCAAAATACTTCGACAATTTCGGTTCAAATCTGGAACGATACATTACCGATTCTGACGACCTCCGCGAGAAACTGGAAATCCTGTACAACAATCCCGAGTTTCGAAACGAAGTAGGACAGGCTGGATTAACGCATATGAAACAATTCGAAGTCGATAAAGTAATGCCACTTTGGGACGATGTTCTTGCAAAGATTCCTGTTCGCACAGATGAGGTGGCGCAATGAGATATATAATTATAAGTCCCAACGCCATTAACGACTCATACGTTAAACAGATTGGTGATCTCCGTACTGAATTTATGCAGAATGCCCGTGTTACGACTGACGCTGGCGAATCTGTGCCGATGGAAGTAGTCCAACTAACCGATGGCGATTATGATGAGAAGAAGACTCTCAATGGTTCTTGGGCAAGTATGCAGGAATTTAATGAGAAGGTTCTTCCTGATTTAAATCTATATTTGAAATTGCAGATTCGTCACAAGACACAGGATATTGTTCATGTTGATCTTGGTAAGTCTTTGATCACATTGTACATGGCATACTTCGCAATCAATGCTGGTATCTCGACTAACATCAGTTGGCATATGCCTGATCCTAAGGACGAGAAGCCGACATTCAATATCGGTGGAGAAAGTGCATATTCGAATCCCCGCAATAACTTACGTCGTTATCTTGCCAGTCAGATTATGCAAAAGTCTATGAATGTTTTTATCGACAGTCCTACAATTGTCGATGTATTAAATCGCTTATTTCCCAGGATTGATCGCGAACTGCATATTGATCCGTTGATAGAGATTCGCGAATCCGAAGAGGAGATAGAAAATGTCACACCATGAAGACCGCGAGAATCTGAAAATGATGATTCGCTCTACGGTCGAACAAAGATTTGGCACGGCGGCGGACTCGGTTCGCAACTTTGTTGAGAAAAAGGAAATCCCGCTGTCGATTGGCGAGATCATACAGAAGTTCATTCGTACCCAGGGGAACTATGCGATTAGGACTCTTGAGGCACATATTGATCATCATGAAGTTACATACAAGAAACAAGGAGATTAGTCATGTCAGTAGTTCGTATCCCCCGCAAAATCAAGACCTTCGAATATGAGGGTTCAAAATTTGGTATTCGTCGTCTGCGTGTTGGCGAGATGGCTGAACTTACCCGCCTTACTTCCCTGTACCTTCTTTCAACCCGTCAAGAGTTGAAACAGGTCGTTGAAGATAAGATCACGGAATTCGCCGTTGTTCAGGGTGACCTGCATTTGATGCACGAAGCCCAAGTGTACCTAGCGAAAACCGCTGTTATCGACCTCGAAAAACAGAATGCGATTTTCTTCGGCGACGAGAAGATTGAAGATGTGGACAATGACTTTGTGAGTGCCGCGTGGACCTGCTACAATACCGACGACACTGTGAAGGTTGAAAGTACTTCTGATCGCCCTTTGGAGCCCGTAGCGACTCCTCCGGCGACGACATCCGTCTAAGACGAAACATTCTAAGTATAGCTGAGTATTTCCATATCAATCCGCTGGATGTTCATAAATGGGAATACTGCTACTTTTTAGAGGTAGTAGAGGATGTAAATCGTTTAGTTGAGGAGAAGAATGCAAGGCAAATGGATAAGAATCCTGAGCCTGAAAAGAATGAAGATGGGACATACTTCGATAGCGAGTATCAAGAAGCCCATACCTTAACAAACGAGGAAATGATGTCTGAATTAGAGGGGTCTTTCTAAATGTTTGAACGCAGTATTGGAATCAGATTAACCTTGTTGCCTGCCTTCGCAGAAGCGACAAAGTTAATTCTGTCCAATATTGGTGAGATTAATAAGGGATTGCAGTCCATCAATGAACAGGGTTCAAAGATTAATGTTAATGGATTGCAGACTTTAAATAAGGAATTATCTAGTCTAGTTGGTGCGGCTGGTGCAGCGAAGACTGCAATTGAAGCATTAAATGGCATCAAGATTTCCAAGAGTACTTTATCGGCATTAGAAATTGGAATGACTGGTGTCGCTAAGTCGGCTAAGGTTGCAAAGGAAGCGATCAAGGAAACTGAAGTTCAGGTAGCACAGACCGCTACCGTCGTTGAAGCGAAGACCGCAGAGATGACTAAGGGATTTTTCAATTTAGCTGAAGAGGTAATGTTTGCTGAAAAGGCTTTAGCAAAACTTGCTCTTTTTGCTATGCCGAAAATGACCGAACCTATCGTTGGAATGAAGAATTTGACTGCGCACATTATGCTTGCAGAACAAGCAATGCGAAGACTCGACACCTTTGTTCCTAAAAATTTAGAAGATACAGTAATGCGACTGAATTCCGGCCTGCGGAATATGGTTGCTTTGTCATCTGGTGCTGGCGCTTCTCCGATGGCCTTGGGACCGGGACCTTCTTGGTCTACCGGAAGTAATCAATACGGTACGCGCAATATGTCGCTTGGTGCTGGCGGCACCCCAGAAGAAGCAAGACCTTGGTCGTCTGTTACTGGCGACCGCCCGAATATGCTTGGTTCTGGTAATTGGGCTGGAAATAATATTACACCTTACGGTCAGCGAAATGTTACGCCAGGTTCTAGTGCCTATGAATCTGGTTATGGCGGACAATCGTATTCTGGTGCTGCTGGAGCGATTACACCTTATGTTCAGGATTTAGGTCAGGGTAGATTTATTCCAAAAGGTGTTCCAGGTCGCCCTGATTACGGAGCTATGCCTCCTGCTGAATTTGGTAATAATGTAGCTAAATTCGGTAGTGCAATTTCAAGATTTGGCGATCAAACTCAATCATTTGGTTGGTCAGCAATAATGCCCGCAATGATGGCGGCTAGTGTTGCTGTTCCTGCGATTACAAGCCAAATGGATTTGCAAGACTTATATGCCGTTGCTCATGAAGCATTGCAAGCCTCAAACGTAAGACCAGAACATTATGCTGCCAATATGAAGGGTGCAGAAGATGTATCTACAAAATTTGGTGGTTCATTAAGAGAAAATATATCTGGTGTTTATACATTTATTTCTTCATTACCAACGGCAATTGATTTAAATAATCAAAAAAATATTGATTTAATGAATCAATCATATGAACAAATAACAAAAGGTGGATTAGTTGGTGGTCGTTCTACACATCCGGTATCTCAAGAACATGCGATTCTTGATATTTTAGCATCTGTATCTAATTTGGGCATGCCTATGAAAAATGCCGTACAATTAAGTCAGTCAATTAATACCCTTACCGATGTATATACTAATATCAAAAATAGGACATCTACGGACTTTGATTTACTTGGTAGTTCAGTTCGTAATATTGGTGCAATTGCTCATAACATGGGAATATCTTGGGAAGATACCATGACGATGGTAGGATTACTAGCAAAAGGAAAATATCGTGGTTCTGTAGCTGGTACTTCAATGAAGAGATTGTTCTCTCGTCAAACTATGGATCCGGCTCAAGCAAGAAAAGTAGAAGAAACTGTTGCTCATTTCGGCGGCAATGTTTCTATGTTCGATCATGGAAAAGTTCGATCTCCATTAGACTGGATTGCAGATGTTGCTAAATTTGAAGACCAACATCTGAAAGGTCCACAATTTGCTAAAGCAAGAATGCAATTAGAAGGTGGATTATCTGGTCTTTATCCTGGTGCTCCATTTGGAGAAATGGTTAATCTTTCTCGTGTAATGGGTGGTTCTAAAGGTTTTGCTGAATTTAAGAAATCACTTATTGGTGGTGCCCCTGGTGCAACTGATAGAGCAGCAGAAACCCGTGATATGGGTGGTAAGAATATTAAGTTTGAATCACAGAAGATTGATAATACTTGGCAGTTGGAGATGGCAAAAACCTTCAAAATGATGGGACCAGATATTATTAATGTTCTTCATTCTATTCAGGACTTGATTAAAGTATGGGATGGACTTTCTGATCCGGTCAAAGAATCTACTGTTCGTATTGCCGCATTCACTGTTGCGTTACTTGGTATTACTGGTATTGCTGCTATTTTCATTGGCAATTTCACTAAAATTGGTGGATTTGCAATTTCCGCAGGTGGTAATTTCATCAAATTGTCGGAACATTTACTTGGTTGTTCTGGTGCTGCCAATATTCTAAAAACAAGTTTGGTTGATAAACTCGCTGCATCAACCAGGGGAATTCTTGCTCCTGCATTAACCGCCGTAAAAACTGGATTAATGGGGATGGTTAGGGCGTTTGCTGCATCAGATATTGCCATTGCTGCAACCGAATTATTATTAGGTCCAGTCGGTTGGATCATTCTTGGTATTGGTGCTATTACTGGTGGTTTTGCTCTTGCCTGGTCGAAAGATTGGGGCGGTATTCGAGAGAAGGTTGCTAATTTTCCTGCATTCCTAGGTGAGATCGTTGGACATATTCAAGTTTGGTTCGGGCATATTCCAGAACATTTACGGGATGCTGGTAACAAAATTAAAGAAATTTGGACCGGACTATGGGATGGCGTATTTGGTATTTTCAAAAATATTTGGCAAGGAATTAAAGATATAATTTCTGGTGGTTTTCATTTCCCGGCAATTCATGTCAATTGGCCGCATCCTCCTGATTGGTGGGGGAAGACACAAGAAGAATTCCGTAAAGGACAAGCTAAGGGTGTTGCTGCTGAAGAAAAATCTGAAGGTATTACACATGCTACTTTTGGTACTTCACCTATGTCTCTGTTGTCCGGCGGTAATCAAGGTGGCGCGGCTGATCTGAGTTTCCTGACGAACGCTCCTGTTAGTAAGCCTGCTGGTCCTATTGGTCCTACGCTTGCTGCCGCACATCGTATTATTCAAAAACATGCTGAAAATGTTGCTGTTGTTAATAGTTTCGTTGCGGCGAACCCAGATCTTGCTTCTAGTGGAGGCGGCGGAGGTGGTTACACGCCTGCTGCAAGCCCTGTAGCTCCTATTGTACAGGCCGCTGCTGGACATGCCGCCACTGTTAAGAGTGTTGTAAATTCTGGAGCATCCGATCAGGAAGTTGCCGATGCAATTGCCGCTCTATTTGATCCTTCAAAAAAGGTCAAGAAACATAAGGTTAAGCAGGGAATTGCTGACGGCTTCCTCGAATTAAAATCTCTGTCTATTGCACAGGTCGAAGAGTCTGCTGCTAAAATTACCGCTGCCTTAGAGAAGGCCGGAGCAAAGATTCACAAGACCTGGATTGATATTCTTGATCTTAAAACGATGAAGGTTACGCGGGTACATGGCGATTTATCTGCATACAAAGCCGCACTTGGAACAACAACTAAAGATGATTCTGTTCAAATTGCTCATGATTATTTAATGAAAATTAAACGCGAAATCGAACATGGTGTTCCGGTCGATACAGATAAGGTGCTCGCAAATATGGCAATCCTGTATTCACATGCGATGTCTGATCATGCGAAGAACGTCATTCTACAAATGGGAGATACGATTGCTGCTGCATTCCATAAGGCTGGCGACAAGATTAATCAGGCATTTGAGAAGAAGAAAGCTGCTTTTGATACAAATCTCAGAGAAGGTGCAACAACTCGCGCTGGCGATAAGTTCGATCTCCTGCAAGAACAAATGGGCGGTAAGGTTCCTACACTTGGGGAATCTCCTACGACTAAAGACTTGACTTCGGTTATTAAAGCTGAAACTGCGGAACGTAATGCTCTTGCTTCTACTCTTCTTAATGAAAAAGATGATGCTAAGGATTTGGCAACGAAGTATGCTGAACTTACCGCTGAGATTGATAAATTGAACGGCAAGTCTGCATACGAACAGAAAATTCGCCAAGAGAAGAAAGCCGAGCTTGCGGCCCTTCAACCTGCATATGATGCAGTAACAGCGCGTATCGCGGCCCAACAGGGTGTTGTCGATAATCTTAGTGCTTCTATTTTGAAACAAAATGAGGCGCTTAAAATTGCCAAAGACACATGGTCAGGGTTATTTTACAACATTCAACAACATAATGTTTCTACACTGATCGACCAGAATTTCAAGGGTCTTGGTGATCATATTCAGAATTATTTCCAAAGACAGAATTTGCCAACTGGTTCCGCTGGTAACTCTTGGCGTGGACAACAGGCTAATGATTTTGCTAATCAGTTTATGCAACAATTGATGACTGGAATTACTGGAGCGTCTGGAAGCACAAGTATGCTTGAGAAGATTTTTCACGCCGGTACTAAAGGTAATAAGAAAACTGGACAGCCTCCAACACAAGCTGAAACTCAGTATATTCAAAAAGCAGATGAAGGAAACAAGACTTTATCAAAAATCGAAAAGAACACACAATATTTAAATCCAAGTACCGTTAAATCTGTTGGTGGTTCCAGTGTTGCCAATGCTAATGGAATACCCATGCCTGTTGCGGTATTTGATCAAAATGGTTCAACTGATGTTGGACAATCACTTCTTGATACGCAAAATGCAATATTAAATAATACTGCAAGTGTGACATATGGTGGTGGAACTGCTAGCTCAAATCAAGCATCTGATCAATCTACTGCGCTGACTTCAATGCAAAAGTTTCAGCAGGTTGCTAATGATATTTCTACTGGAATGAGTTTATTGAATGGTCTTAAAGCAGGCGGTATTGGTGGAGCATTACAGGCTGGTTCTGCTGCACAGAGTTTAGCTGGTGCATTTGGTGCCTCAGTTGGAACTAGTAATACGATTGCTTTAATTACAAGTGCACTTGGTTTTCTTGGAATTGGTCCGCATACTACACCGGCACAAGCACCTGATATTAACAATCCTCAATATGGTCAGAATACTGCAAATTGGTCTGGTTCACAACAACTTGTTAATGGTCAGCAGATTCAACCTAATGCACAGTATTCCTCTTATATGGGTGCTCAAAACGAAGCAACACAGATGTATAATTATGTTTCTAATCCTGCTTCACAAATTGGAATGAATCCAGCACAACAACTTGCAATTCAGCAAATGGCAGCACTCTCTAAAAATTCTAAGGGCGTTGACATGGGTGCGGCTGGTCTTGCTATTACTTCAGAACATCAAGGTGTTTTGACTCTTGCTGATGGACAAAAAATCTCCGTTACAGATTTTGACAACCTATTGAATACTACACAGGGTATGTTATCGCAGTTCCAAAATAATGCCCTTCAGCAACAACAGAATGCTGATCGCCTTGCGTCTTCGTTTACCGCGATGTTGTTGAACGGTCCTGCTGGCTTCACTATGCCTGATTTCGTCGGTGGTGGTTCTGGTCAAGCTGGAATTAATCATGTGATGCCGACTGCATCTGTTGGTAATAACAATTTAAGAACAACACAAAGTACACCAACAACGCAAACTGTTAATGTTCAGATTATGCCTGGTGCGACGATTCATGGAGCAACAGTTGAAACTGTTCAGACAGCTATCGAAAATAGCATTCCTCAAATAACACAAGCTGTGAATGCCCAGAACTATGGCGCGGCCAGGTTCTCGGGAAATTACACGAGTAATACGTGGTAGACGGAGATTATTATGGCGTTGAAATTAAGTCCGACATGGGCCGTGGATGGCGTGGCATTAAGTCGCAACCCTGATTCATTCATTTATCAGTTTGACAAAGCGAACGTTACGTATGAAAAGCAAGCTGCCGGTAATCAATTGCGGATTCAAGCGCCGCGTTTAACGACGGCCATAGATGTTACTTTAACATGGAAACTTGCTCCTCGGCGCGTCGTACGTAATATTTTACAGTATTGTAACAATTCATATCCGTTACCTGGTTCACCACATACGATCACAATCGACGGTATTCAGCCAGCTCTCGTGCTAAAAGGCTATTTTGATACGCCAAAATTGGAGATGTCTAAGGATAATCTCTCGACAAAAACCGGCGAAGGTGGTACACTACAAGACCTGACGATGACGATAAGATCGGACAGCAAGGGCTTCCAGTCTTTGAATTTCGTGCCCGTTGGCTCATCCTCGACGCCCGCTCAAGTACAGGGTTCGTTCGGCGGACAGATCGGAAACTACCTGGATTATTTGCCAAAGTGGGATGGCGCTTCGTACTGGACACAACCGTTTGCCTCCTCTACAACGATGACGGTTTATAATTTAGGGAATCAAGAATGGTTGCCCGTTGTAAAGATTGACGGCCCGTTCAGCACCTTTAGCATGACGGAACTTAATTCTGATGTTGACGGAACTGGCCTAGGTGTCAAATTCCTGTGGACTGGTTCTCCAATCCTGACCGGACAGGGTGTATTCTTTAATACGTTTCAAAATCGTTGTTATACGCAAATCGGTTCTAGCTTAACAGAAGTGTTCACCTTTGTTCTTCAGACTGTTTCAGACGGACAACCATTTGGTTATTGGCCCGGCATGGTTGTAGGATCAAATTCATTCGTAGTTTCTGCGACTGGTTCGTTTACGAATTTCACTTTGGTGGATTTCTCGAACAACAATCAAGAGCGTTTTAGGTATTGGGCTTAAGGAATTTATTTATGCCAACTCCAAATATAGTAAATGCCGTTACGCTTGGAACAGGTTCCGTCGGTGGAGTTAATGTTTCCTTTGGTGGATGGACAGCACAATTTGAACAGAACATACCGCATCATACTCCTGCTGTTGGTAATCTTGTTATTCTTGTTGGTGGTAGAGATTTTAATCAAACTACCGGCGGTACAATGGGATCTGGCTGGAATCTGATTAGTTTAAATGGATTAACTCCAGGATCTCCTACACAAGGATGTTCATCTTATCGTTACATTTGGTTAATGTGGAAAATTTGGACAAATTCAGACACTGTTGGTGAAACAGCAATGTTTCCATCTACTGGAGCAAATCAATATACTATTTATGATATTGCTGCTGGAAGTTTTGATCCTATAAATCCAATTCCACAAACATTAATCCTTGGTAATTCACATCCTCCTTTTGATGACGGTAGAACTAACACTCCTCCATTTGGTCCTAGTTTTACAACCTGTGCAATTACTCCTAATTCAATTGGAATGTTACCTATATTTGTTGCTCAAGGAACAAATTCATTTTCTCCTGCTGGTCCCCCAACATGGATGGGAGCAGGAGCAACATTAGATGGTTATTCATTTGTTGCAAACATCGGTGCAAGTACACCTTTGTATCTTTCTACTGCTCATGGTGCAATAACTACTGATATAACTACCCCAATTGTTGCTACATTTACTGCAGATGCAAATAATCCTCAAAACAGTAATTGGGACACTATTGTTCTTCTTGTTGCCTCTGGTCCGCCTCCGACTCCTGTAACTATTCCTTCTAATAATGTTCAAACGCCGACTTTCACAACTCAGGTTTATCGAAATGGGAATTGGATAGATATCCGCACTCGTTCTGCTTCTGCTCGTATTGATAAGGGTAAGGCCGGACAAATGACCTTAGTTCTTGATGACAATGCAAATGATCCACAGCGTTCACATCTATACGAAGGTGAAAAGGTTCGTGCATATCGCGGTGTTGTCGGTAGCACAAGTACGCGGTCCTGGACGGGTTTTGTCGATGCTCCTACGATTACCGATGAAGGCCCTATTTCTCGATCAGTAGTCGTTACAGATTACCTACAGGAATTGAACACGGCTATTCTACTTGACGGACACGTATTCGATAACTACGACCCGATGTATGTCTGTGCCTCTGTAATTCAGAACACGATTGACACAGGACAGTATGTGCCTACGGATGATGCAAATAATTCTCTTACAGGTGCAACGACAAATTTCTCAACTTCAAGTGGAAACAAGATTTGTTATTTTCCTGAATTGTTTAATTTGAACGGCAGTGCGTTCACTCTCGCATCTGGACAACTAGGCTCTTACACATCTGGTCCGTTTGCCTATGCCTCGATGTCTGTGCCGATAGCTTCTGGTAACCAGGCATATCTGACCTACACGCTTCCTAATCAGTACCTGATCGCCTCTATGACTCAAATCCTGGGTTCTACGATGACGCTGGCGACGAGCAGTGTAATTCCTCCTGCCTCAGGACAGTACGTTGCGGATTATTATAACGGTGTTCTATATTTTAATACTGCAAATCAGGGACAAACTCTTTATCTCTCCTCGACGTTCTTTCAATCTCCGATCTGGTCATTCGCACCGGGAACAAAAGCGTTCGACATTATCTCTGAAGTAATGGATAAATCGGGTTGCAGATGGGGTGTAGATGCATACGGCAAATTCTGGTCTAAGTTTATTGACTCGACGACCGCACCAAAGCGAATATTCAATAGGGCTTCATACATTAATCTGTCGCTACAGATAAATCGTGATCGTCGTAATGTGATCGTAGTTGAAGGATGGAATCCTATTCTTTCACAATTGATCGTATCTATGGCTGTTAATTATACCGACATCTTCACACCTCCTCCATCTGGTCTCGGTAAGAAACAGATTATGATCGTTCAGGATCAATCCTGGATTACCCAGAGTGTTGTTAATCAAGCAGCGTATTATGCTGCACAGCAGATTGGTCGTCGCGGTAAGATTAAAACTGTCAAGATTATTGATGATCCAACTATTAATGTTGAAGACTGCGTTGCATTTGTCCCGGCATTTCCAGAACTGACACCGGGAGATTTCTTCTATGTCGATTCAATTGAGTGGACATATGCGATTCCTCAGGGTGGCGGCATTACCTCTACTGCTACATTAAGCGGTGGTAGTTTACCGGGCCAAGGTATCGTTTACATTAATACGATTAATACTAATGCATATCTCCAGGCTCTAGGAATAACGAATATTCAGCCTATTAGAGCCTGTTCGCTAACACCGGCTGGCGGAAATTATTACAGTTCTTTTAGTATCGCTGGAGGATTAACGATCAACTTTGACGAATCATATAGATCATATGGCGGATTATTTGGGGCATTCCTTAATCTTGAAGTATATGGATCTGATAGTTCATATCAGAAATTCAGTCTTAGTTCTTCGTATCAGGCTGGCGGAACATATTCGTATCCGATCAGCATGACGAACTTCAATCCTTTCGTGTTTTATGTTTTTAAGCTGTCATACCAGGATCCTTTTGGAAACCTCGGGATTTACCGCGACTTCATTTCTGCGTTGCCATAGGAGATTATCATGGGTATATCAAATGCTGATTGGCATCGTAAAAGCCTACAAATCACGAATCAAAATCTTCGAGGAACGAATGCATCCTCGGGACGGTCTTCTGTTGGTCCCCGTGGTATTGATAAGGCTATTCAAGTCGGCGGTAAAACCGGCGGCGGTATTGGTGTTAATGCAGTTAATACTGATCAATTAGGAAATATTCAAACCTCAACACATTTGAATTTGCAACATTCCATTCTTCCGTTAGTCTCAGATGCAACGATTGTTATTACCACAACGAATGCAACGCATACGGCTGATATTCAAATCTATGGCGCTGGTGGCGTTGGAACGAATATCTCGATATATCGACCAGATGGTTCGATAATGCTTTCGCCTCCTGTACTGGCAACGACGCAATCACATGACTTCGGTTCTACTGGCGTGTCCGTTTATATCCAGGTTTATTACGACGTTTTTCATGATGCACTTGGTAATGGTAAATTCATTGCGGTTTGGTCTAGTTCTGCATTTACCGCTCCTCAATTAAATGTTGCCTTTCAGGATGCAAAGGTCCCGTTTCTTGCATCTCCTGGTAACACGAATACACATTTGGCAACCGGAACCGCTGGGACATATACTAATACGACCTTCGGGGCATATGGCACTTCTGGTGGAGCAGGGACACTTGGACTTACCACTATCGCGGGAGAAACTGGCCCGGCGATTACGCTTGCTTCTGCGGATTCCTCAATAACAATTACTCCGGTCGTCAATAACATCGACTTCGCAGTTAATCATATTGATGCCTCTAAGGTGACAACAGGCTTACTTGCTCTTGCTCGCGGAGGAACGCATACCGATCTATCAGCGACAGGCGGAGCACACAAGTTTCTGTCCCAAGCAACAGTCGGTTCTGATATTACAGTCGTACAACCTGCGTTTACGGATATTAGTGGTGTGGCCTCGGCGGCTCAATTACCTAATCCGACCGCAACAACATTAGGAGGAATAGAGTCTCTTGCTGCCGTTACTTCAAAGTGGATTAACACGATTAGTACTGCTGGAGTACCTAGTGCAACACAACCTGCTTTTACGGACATCTCAGGAACCTTAGCTTCCACACAGATGCCTGCCCTTACTGGCGATGTGACTTCTACTATAGATACCGTTGTTACAACATTGGCGGCTATTCAGGGTGTTCCGATCATATATAATCCTCCATTGTCCCCCGGAGATGTTCTTCAATATAACGGGATTGATTGGGTTCCTTCGGCTGGTGGGATTATTAATGGTCAGATTTTATTTTTAGATAAGACTGCCGATGGAGTAATTGCGACATATAACAAGATTCAAACGACTCCTGATACTTCAGCAGAGGCTTCAAATTCAGCTACTTGTTCTACCTCAAAGACGTTAATACAATCGTACGTAACGGCGATTGGATTTCCTGGAACATCATTAATTCCTGCTGGTTCCTGGGCACAGAATATGTATACTCAGATTTCTAATGCTTCTGGTACTACGACATTAACATTAGATGTTTATTCCAGAACACAACCTGGGGGAGTGGAAACATTATTGTTCTCAACAAATCAGGTAATTAGCGGTCTAGGAACTACGGTAAACTTTATTGAATGGCTATCGGTGCAACCGGCCTTTACTGTGAATTTCACTGATCGAATCGTGATTAAAGTATCTGGAACCGTCACGGGTTCTAACAAAACTGTATCTGTGTTTACTAATGGAACGACACATTATAGTAATGTTCAAACTCCTATTACGACTACGAATGCGGTTTCCGCTCACGTTGTTAATACGATTGCAACAGCGACTTATACGGCATTACAGTCAGATGTCGCAAAAATGTTGCTTTTTACGGACAATGCAGCGATTACAATGACATTGCCACAGGCTGGCTCAAGTGGTAATTTTGCGAACGGTTGGTATACAATTGTTCATAACGCTGGAAATAATACCCTGACGATTATGCCTACTACATCATTAATTGACGGTGATGGAAGTGTATTGCTCACGGCAAATCAATCTGTTTGGTTAGTGTCCGATGGAACAAATTATTGGACGGCTTCTGCTAAACCTCTGTTCGCAGACATTGGCGGAACCTGCGCGGTAAATCAGGGTGGTACTGGTCTTACATCATACACGACCGGCGACATCCTGTATGCCTCTGGGGCGACGATACTTGCTAAGTTATCCGACGTAGCCGTAGGGTCGGTCCTCGTGTCTGGGGGCGTCGGCGTGGCCCCTACGTACTCAACGACACCGGCGGTGTCCGGCGCGAATATCACGGCTTCCACAATTCCTACCACAGCGATGGTAAATATACTTGCTCAAATTGCAGCAGCATGCTCAATGAGGTTTTGATTCAATGATTCTATTAGACAGTACCCTTAAATCCCTGGAAGTCGTGTTGGCTGGTGCAAAAACCACTACCGATTGTCCTTATGTCTCATCCTTTATGGACATCAGCCAAAGTACCTTTGGGATGTCAGGAGCTTCGTCTTCTGATGGTACTTCAAATGGCGTGACGACTGTTGCTGTAATTGCTGCTCCTGCTGCTAGTACAACTAGACAAGTTAAGTATTTCAGTCTATTTAATGCCGATACGGCGGCGGTTACGCCTACGATTCGTTACAATGACAACGCAACGATCAGAAAGATTATAACTGTTACATTGCAGGTCGGGGAACGTCTTGATTTTATTTGTGAAAAGGGCTGGACAACATTCGATAACGTAGGGAATGTGAAACAATCTTTTAGCTATCCGACCGAACCTGTTAATACGGTTCTAGCTGGACCTTCTTCTGGTAGTGCGGCTGTTCCGACGTTTCGATCACTGGTGTTAGCTGATCTTCCCGAGGCGACAACAGGAGCTGTTTTATATTCACAAGGCGTGAGTACTCCTTCGATCTATACGACTACCCCAACAATATCAGGAGTTACCTTACAACCTTCAGCTACAGGTTCATATCCAAGTATTGATACTGGATCAAATCCACTAATTTTTACTAACTCTTCCAATGTTAATGTTAATTATGGAAATGGTCATATGGGGCAATTTAAGGTATGGGATGGAGGTACTGTTAATAATGTTCTTATAACTCCGACTTCATTTGGTTTCTCCGGTGGCACCAGTTCTTTTCAAGACAAGACAGTACAAATAAACACAGGTTTTATACCTCCATCATTTTTGGCTAACGGTGGTCTAACTGCAAGTACTATTCATATTGTTAATGATACAATCACGGCTCCTGCTGGCGTAACGACAACAGTAACTTTTAGTGGCAATGCAATATTTGCAAACACGCAATATAATATATTAATTACGAATGAAACAACATTTGCAACAATCACACCGGCTACTAAATTGACAACTGGATTTACTTTTCCTTCAGTTGCTTCAACTGTTTACACATTCACATGTATAGGGGCTTAATATGGATAACGCACCAACTTCCGAACAAACTGCACAGGCTGAGGCTATTATCACCAGGTTGAATACACCAACTACACCTAATGCTGCTCAAATTGCTATGACTGCCTACCAAGCCGCCTACGCGTCCAAGGACGTTACTGCCCTAGCCCAGGCCATCGCCGACCTTATCGCTGCGGGATCAGGTATCCCATTGTAAGGTCACATTCCTGAGATACTCCCAATATTTCAGGAATGTTTTCGGCCTATTTTATACCTACGTGGAGATATTTTTAATCATGAGAAATCCAATATTAATTGGTTCAATGCTTCCGCTTGCTAATCTAGGCTTCGCGACCTCGGTTGTGAACCCGATTGCACAGTTTGGAACGAACCTGACCCAGCCTGAGGCACAAGTTTTATCCTCGCTTATTACGATTTGCGGTTCTTTCGGTGTAGCCCTGTTTATGTGGTTCCTGAATAACAACAAGAATAATCCTAATAAGAACAGAGAAGTCGTTACGTACAGTCGTACTTCTCCTACGCCGCAACCCACTGAAATTATCAGTGATGTGAAAAAGGAAGTAAACAATTTATGATTATCGACGTTTCGGAATTTCAGGGAGAAATCGAGTTCAAAAAGGTCGCAGACTCTAAAGAGATAAATGCCGTGTACATTCGCGCGACTCAAGGCGTTCATACCGTCGATTCAAAATTTGCTGAATACCACGATGGTTTCAAGGCTGTGGGCATCCCCGTCGGGGCATACCACTTCTTCGAATTCATGGCAAATCCAGCACAACAAGCACAGCATTTCATCAATACAATTGCTGGTCGCGAAGGTGATTTGATGCCGATGGTCGATTGCGAAGCTGGCGGACTTGTTGGACATTCTGATTTAGGCGATAAGATTCAGTGGTTACATACATACAACCAGTTTTTGTTAAATCATATGGAAACTAAGAATCTATTGATTTATACGGCATTATCATTCTGGAATGATGAATATCATGGAACTGGTTCGTTTGCCGGGCATCCTTTATGGATTGCTGAGTATAATAACGACAAAGAACCAACGCTTCCTAATGGTTTTACAAAATGGACACTTTGGCAACATACCGATCAAGGTCATATTGCCGGGATTACCCAAAATACTGTGGACCTCAACCGTTTAAACGGACCTGATCTTTCTGATATTAAGAGAGTTTAAATGTCTATTAAAATGTACGAACGTCATGAAATTACAATTGAATTAATTAATCAATGGGTAGCTGAATGCGAAACAGTTTCACAGGCAGCACGTAAATACCACAATCAAATTCATAGTAAAGTTCATGGCGTACCATCTACATATAATGGTGCTCGCCTGTTTATGTCCAATGTAATATCTGGTGGATCAGGGAAAGTAAATACAATTCCACCAGTGCTCGGAAATGCTGTTGAAAATCAAGCGTTAAATCGTATTCATGAATTGTTAATGGCATCAAATATTCCGGTCGAACAAATTGGTAAAATAGATAAAGTGCGTTTGTCTTCGGACGCAGTGAAGGTTCGTCAAGAAGATGGCTCAGATATTCTGACTCCGAAGTATCGCACAGGTATTACGATCTCTCCAATTTGGGCAGAAGGTCCTAAATGGCCTGTGATCGAACAGGGTCCTAGTCTCAATATTCAGTATGTACCGAAAGTGGAAGCCGTTTCTAATACGAAGACCAAGGTTTTCGGATGGATGGACACGCAGATTTGGTACTATCGCAATATTGAAACAATGGAATTGACGCCTTTTCATGATATTGATGCTATCAATATCGGACTCGAAGCCCTTCGTCTATATCAACCTGATGTCCTTGTGATCGACGGTGACCTGATTGATATGGCTTCACACAGTAAATATCTCCAACTTCCAGAATTCCAATTGACATATCAACCTTCAATTAATTTCACAACGAGATTAATCGGGAAGATGCGTTCGATTGTTGGTCCTAAATGCATTATTAAGTACGTACCAGGAAATCACGAGCGTCGTGCTGCCGAGTATGCTGCGATTAATGCGAAAGCAAACTACGGTATCAAGCGTGGAACATTCGAAGGCGAACTGCCGGACACATGGCCTGTGCAATCACTCCCGTATTTATTAAGACTCGAACAAGCGAACGTCGAATACTTGAATGAATACCCAGGTGGGGAATATTGGGTAAATCCTAATATCATTTTCACACATCAGCCGGAGAAAAATAAGGACATACGGGCAACATTGATTCACGGACATGAAGAGTCTGGGACAATGAAGTCTCATTCGGTTCATACAAGCTCTGGTATTAAAGTCTATCGTCGTTATTGCGTTCCAGGTTTCGGTCGTCAAGATAACAACACGGATAAAACTCTCTTGAGTGCGACCGCTGTTACCTCTAACAGGGCTAAGAAGTCAGGCAACCAGGCGTTCTGTACGATTGACATCGTTCGCGAGGACTTGTTTCAGGTTCTAGTTCATGATATTATGAATGGAGAATGTTCATTCTACGGTAAACATCTTCAGTCCAAGGATCTAAAGAAGTAGGATTTCAGTCATGGCAAAATCTAATCCGGCTGGACATGTCTATTTAATGGGCGACATTGATGATAAACCAAATGTCGATGAGAATGTTGCCTTTCGTGCGATTACTTCAATGCTTGATATTCACAAAAAACTGAGACTAACGATTCCAATTACTCTATTTCTATCTACATACGGTGGAGATGTAAGTATGACATGGACGATATTCTCAGTTATTGATCGTATTCGCAGAGAAGGTCGTAAGGTCAATGGACATGTACTTGGTGCGGCACAAAGTGGAGGGTTTTATATCCTTCAACATTGTGATCAAAGAATTGCAGAGTCATCTTCTTCTTTCATGGTTCATGAATTTCAAAGCAGTGCTACCGGAAGCACTAGTGACCTTACAAAATTAATTGCTCATAATAGAAGACTTGAGAAACAGCAGTTTGAACTATGGTCTAGGCGCACAGGTAAACCTTTAGCTTATTATATTGAAAAGAATGCTGGACATGATTGGATGATGTTACCTCATGAAGTTCTCGACGAGAAATTATTGGACGTGATCATCCCAGGCCCAAAGTTCCCAAAACTGATCCCACCTGTCAAAGTCGTTAAAACATGAAAAACTGCCTGATCATCGGTTCTATGAATTTTGTCGCATACCTATTACTTGTGTTTAATTTCAGAGCAGTTGCACAAGGAAGATACCTCGAATCTATAATTTCAGATACTCTGATCGCTTCTATGGGATTCTCTATGGTTAAGAAAATTGGAGAGGCAACAACTCTCGGACAACGGTTTTCTTTTATTCTAGGAGGTTCACTTGCAAGCGGTTTGGGTATATGGATAACTAAACAAATGTTCCACCAGTAACCTTAGGAGATTCTATGAGTCGAGCTTTACAATCTATGATTGGTCAAAAATTTAATCAGTTAACAGTTATAGATCAATTTATTAAGAATGACAAGACATATTGTATATGTTCTTGTGATTGCGAACGTAATAAGGAAACTGAAGTATCGGCACAGAATTTAAAAAACAATGCTGTAATGTCATGTGGATGTGGATATCGCAAAAGACCATATGGAGAAGCAGCAAGACATGGTTTATTTCATATATATGAAACTGGGGCAATTAAAAGAAATTTAGAATTCTTGCTAACTGAGAAAGAATTTGAATATATTACTAAACAAAATTGTTATTATTGTGGAATAGAACCCAAACAGTCTTATGGATTTGGAAGAAGTAACGGTGATTATGTCTATAATGGCATAGATCGTTATGACAATAATTACGGATATTGTTTAGAAAATTGTGTTCCAGCTTGTAAAATTTGCAATTATGCAAAAGACACTCTTACAACACAGGAGTTTTTAGAGTGGGTCAAAAGAATCGCTATTCATAATCCAGAGAACTTTCTTAATTCAAAGGAGAATTAAAATGAACGCATTATTAAAATCAGCTCTCGTTGGTGGTTTAGGTATTGTCGGCCCAGCGGTCTTCCAGATCGTTTCTGCTCCAACTGGTGGCCTAGCTGCCTTCCTCGTGGCAAACCCGGCCTTAGGAGCAATTTATGCCCTAGGTGTATATGCTCTACATAACTTAATCTCAGCACAAACTGCAAAACTAATTGCCGTGCCTGCGGCCCAGGTTACGCCGACACAGGCCGCTGTGACGACGGTTGTGGCCGAGTTGGTTGCCCCGGTGGTTGCCAAGCTGTAAATCGTTGCCCTCTCCACAAAGAAAAGACCCGCCGGTTAGTTACCGAGCGGGTCTTTTCTTATTCTGTTTTAATGAGGCTTCCCTTATCAACTTCCATAAAACATAATCGCATTAAATTACTGCCACATTTGAAACACTCAAATGACTTGTGAGATCCAATGATGTCTAATTTATCTGCTGACTCTACATACACATGTTTGTAATAATCCAATACGTACGCATGTCTACATTGCATACACATCCATCGACCAACAGTAACCATTTCTTTAGGACATTCATTCATCTTGCCTAATGCCTGTTGCTTTGCTAATGCATGTTTTAACAATTCACCGTGAACCTCGATAAATGCCTTTTCAAAGATGATACGATTTTTTCGTTCCCTTAAGAAGACCCATATGATGACTCCAATAATTACGGACATAAATATGATCATAAGACACAATTACCTGTTCTACAATCATCGCTGATTGCTTCCTCTACATCCTGTATTCGCACTAAAGCTAGAGCTTCCTCTAATGGCAGTCTTTCAAGGGGAGCATCGGGCCTGGAACCTTCAGGATATACTGTCATACCCTTAAGTTTAGGCAAGAATTCCCGATATAGAGCGTCCATTCTTTCGATAGTATATAGATCCTGGGGAATATTGATCGTCTTAGAAACCGCATTATCAATGTGTTCTTGCCAGGCAAGCTGCATTCTTAGGTGATCTTCTGGAGCAATATCCGAAGCAGATTCAAAACAACTGACATCCTGATCGGCTAGGACCATCTCTTTAAACAACGAGTCAACGACCAGAGATTGTGTCTTCTCTCCGTCTTTATAGAATCGCCGATTATAGGCTGAGGCGAAGATAGGTTCTATGCCGGTGCTGACGCCCTGAACCATGCCGGTTGTGCCGGTAGGTGCAATCGTGAGTAAAGAACAGTTCCTGAGTCCCAGAAGTTTAATCTTGCTCTTCATAGACGGTTTCATGCGCCCAATGAAGTTACCCCTAGTAAAAGCCTTTTGAGCATCCCAAAGTGGGAAAGGTCCCTTTTCTGAAGATAGATTAATGCTTGTGTCATAGGCGGCATGTTTAATGAATTCTGATATCTTGGAACATGCATCCCGACCTTCTTGGCTGGAATACTTGAGTCCAAGTTTGATTAGCATATAATGAACGCCCATGACACCCATGCCGACGCGCCTGGTATCCAGAGCTTCTTGCTTAATCTCGGGTAGCGGATAATATGACACCGAAAGAACGTTATCTAGGAACCTGACCGCGACCGACACTGTGTGATGCAGGAACTCCCAATCAATCTTATCTCTGAAATTTTTAGATTTTGAGGTTTTAATGAATCTAGGAAGAACTAATGCTCCTAAACAACATGATGAATAAGCATGCAACCACTGTTCACCGCAAGGATTCGTACATATAAGAGTCCGACAATAAGCGATGTTGCTATCTTCATTAGCTCTGAATCCATTAAGAACACCTGGTTCGCCATTGCTTAATGAATGTTGGAGAATTTTTTGCCATATTTCCTGTGCCGGAATTGTACTTCTAATTGTTCCCTGAAATATGAGATCAAGGTTTTCATTCTTATCAACTTTATCAAAGAATGTCAAAGGATCAAAATCAAAAATTACCGAGGCATTCCCGTTATTCAATTGTCCAAGATCCATCTTGGCATGCACGAATTCCATAATATCAGGGTGGTTAATATTGAGAGCGAACATGCGAGCAGCACGACGGGAAGAACCAGAACGAATTTCTTCGAGTGCAGCATTCTCAATCTTCATGATCGAAACGGCACCACTGGCAACGCCACCAGTTCCATTAATCTTTGCTCCTCTATATCGAATGTTACTGTAATTCTCACCTAAACCTCCACCAGTTCCACTGATAATGATATTCTGTCCGACCATACGTGCCCAACCTTCGCGACTGTCTTCAGTAGGGATCACGAAGCAGTTCAAAAGTTGTGAAACAGGTCGTCCACATCCATACCAAATACGACCACCAGGCATAAATGCCCCAGTGCGAATGATTTCATTGAATGCCGCTGACCAATATTTTGAATTACTCTCTTGGGTACTGACAAAAGAAGACAGTCTTAATGCTGCCTGTTCATAGGTTTCTTCTGGATTAATCGTGTAGCGATCTTGAAATATCTCTAATCCAAGTCCGCTTGGATTAAAATTCGGTTTGTCTAGCATTAGTGCAAATCCTGATCTTCATACATTTCTTGTAATTTAAGGACACGGGCATATGCTAATTCAACCTGAGCACCGCGACTATTTTCATAACCACGAAGTAGGTAAATCGCATCACAGATTTCCATCAAAGCAAGATCAATTCTGATCGCTTTAATATAATCAAAATCTGGGGGAGAAATATCAAATTTAGCTGTAGGGAAACAAAGGCGATCAATTTCTGCAGGGTTAATCACTGTATGACCAAAGGCACGAAGTTCCTTAGCAGCTTGATCAAAGGCCGGAAAGTTAAGATGCGGTATGCCTGACATAGGCCCGCTGATATACGCTTTCATTTGATATCCTTATTCTTGACGATCATATTATTAACAACAGAACAAACTGATTTACGATGTTCGAGTTTAGGAACAATATAATCTGCAACTCTTTGTAGATTATATCCAGACACAATGCCATGCATAAGAACGGTAACAATAACATCACCGAATTCTTTTTCCTGATCTTCCACAGACCAATTCTTATTGGTTGTTTCTGCAAGTTCGCCGACTTCTTCGATAATCTTCATAAAGGTTTTTTCACGAGTAGTCTTAGCACCCTTATTAGTGAAAAACTGATCGTAAAAGGAATCGACAGCACATTGAATACTATAAATCGGTGTCATCAAATTCTCCAATCTCATCAATTCTATTAAATCTGATGCGATAATCAGATGAATTCCTGCACTTGGCAAATTCTGAAACATAGACTTCAATAAATTTATTACCATCAGTAAGAGTAATATTACTTCCAATATCTATAATCTCATCACCAATGAGTAGTTTTAATGTATCTTTGTAAGTTTTGTTATTCACTGTATTGCCCCTAACCCTGATATTCTGCCGAATTCAGAAAGAATTTGCTGATTTGTTTTCTTGACAATTTGTCTGATACGAGATTCACCAAGTTTGCATCCGTAATCTTTTTCGTTACTTAAATGTTCGTCAATTTGTTGTACACTTTTGCCACTGAACCAATGTAATCGCCAGATTTCTCCATCTATTTCAGAACATATTTTCTTTTTCAAAGATATTTGATGTAGTTGTTTCAGAATTTCAATACATCGTTCATCTCGAATCTCTGCTAATTCTTGATCTTCATATTCCATGATTCCACCAATTGTGGCTTCATAAATATCACGAGAAATAGATCCCATTTGTTTTTTATGGTCTATGTATATATCTTCGTGATTCAGATCCATAGAAAATTCATGGTCCCAACCGTACTTTTTAATCTTCTTTTGAATACTATATTGTACGCGACGATACAACTTGTTCTTAATATAGTTGCCAAATACTGCAAGAGTGTTATCACCTTGTTGTTTAATTTTAAAATCATTAATTACAAGGTCATAGAATTCTAATAAAACATCCTGATGAAAATCAACCCAGGTATATTTGACTTCTTTTAACCTGTATGTTTGATAAAGATATTTTGCAATCTTTTGAATCAGGTATTTAAACTGTACAGTTATGTCGATCAGAGCCTGATCTCTCTGGATCTTGGTATATGTCTGATCAATATTCTGAATAATAAGAACCAATGATTCTGGTCTGGACTTATTACTTTGACAGAAAGGACAGTTTGTTACAACTGCATTACAGATCGGACATTTCATACTATGGTCCTTAACATAGAAACATAAAAGTATCCTGCCCACTTCGTAGGGTCCGACTTCTTACCAATAATATCCACAATTGATCCTTTAGAAAATTCTGGGTTATTCATCTTATTCATTTGTGCGGCATTCAAAATACATTTCATTGTTGCGGTCTCGTCTTCGAGATCAACTATTAACATAAACTTACCATCTTTTTTGCTTTTCTTTTTAATGATATTGGTGATCATAACTCGAATGTGATGTTCCCGGTATTTCTCAACTGATCGTTGTCCATATTTCGTATGAGTTATCTTCTTTTCTGTTCGCCAGTCTTCTTCGACTTCCTTCAAAGTAACTAGATTCTGAACTTCAGATTGCCATTGAACACGGTTTACTTGACAGGGATGCCCTGAGATGTGGAATCCAAATAAATCGTATTCTTCTGCAAGAGTGATAGGCGTTGTGATGTTATCTATCTGATCGAAGCATCCAGACCTATGGAAGGCATCAAGAACTATTGATGTAGCATGGCGAGCAGGAATGCGTTCTCTCCAATTCAGACTATTTAGAAAATAACCGTTTTGATCTCTTTCTGCAATAATGTGATCGACACTTGCCGGTCCAACACCACGAATGCAGTCTAGGCCAAGCATAATGGTATTTTTATCTAAGGCGATAAAACCCCTGCCTGAATAGTTTACATCTGGGGGAACCAGAACACAACTAGCCATCTGTGCATCTCTGATAAGAGTTGGTATATTATCCTTCGTACTGTCGTTCTCCGCCGTCAGGCAGGCCGCCAGGAAGTATGCTGGGTAGTATGCTTTTGCCCAGGCTGTCTGAGCCGTGAGATAGCTGTAGGCCATAGCGTGAGAGCGATTAAAGACGTACTCAGCCATAGGTAGAATCTGTCCCCAGAGTTCCTCGCCGGTTTCTCTGGTAATATCGCAATTTGCTATAAGACCTTCGATAAGCTGTTCCTTATACTTAGGAATCTTATCGACCTGCTTCTTACCCATAACTTTACGAAGGTCGTCGGCCTCAGCTAATGAGAACCCAGCGCACTTATGAGCAATCGCCATAATGTCTTCTTGGAAAGCAAGGCAACCGAAGTTACCTTCTAGGATTGGTTTTAATTGAGGGA